GTATGGTTTATTGGGCAGTAAATCAACTCGATGATGTGACTTTATCTAATCAAGATGCAGATGTGCCTTATCGTTGGACAGATTGTATTTGTGCAGGATTGGCTGCGAAATTATCCTTAAAATATGCTTCTGATAGATATCAACTTTTAAATGACGTTTATGAAAAATCTTTTAGTTTTGCTTCTTCAGCAGATAATGATGGTGTTAATTTGAGGGTTCAACCGACAGCGTTGAATTTAATTTAATGGCAAGAAACGCAAAAGGCAAAAAATCTTACGCAATAAGCGACAGAAGTGGTTTTAAAGTTAGATACACTCAACTTAAAACTACATGGGATAATTTACGTGTTGAGCCTGAAGAATTTGAATCAAAGCATCCACAATTAACTCCTGCAAAAAATGTAATAGATGCAACTAGTCTATTTAATCCAAGACCAGACAACGATCCTGAAAATGCAACTATTTTTGTAGGATTTAATTATGATTGGTCTGTAGACCCAAGAACTATAAGTAAAAATGCTCCTGGAGGAAAAAGTGAAGTCGGTTTTAGAAACACAGATTTAGAAACATCTTTTGCTCTAACTGGTGTTGGTGGTTTAGGTGAAGCAGGTGCAGGTGTTGGAACTAGAACTTATACTGTAACTGTTGTAGATAGTAGTGGTAATAAATTTGCATTAAATGGATCTACTAATCCAGTTCTTACATTAAGAAGAGGTGCTACATATACTTTTGATCAAAGCGATAGTACAAATGATGGCCATCCTTTAGCATTTAGAACATCTGCTGATGCAGCTTATACTTCTGGAGTTACAGTAAATGGAACAGCAGGAGATTCAGGTGCGACAGTTGTATTTGCTGTTCCTTCAGATGCACCTGATACATTAAAATATTATTGCACTGTTCATGGCAATGGCATGGGTAATACAATAAATGTAGTTGATACGATTTCAACTGTTGAAATTGCAGCTGTTATTGGTGTTGGGTCATTAGGTGGTGCAGGTGAAGTTGGTATAGAAGGTTTAAGAATATTAGCATCTCCAACTGGTCCAGGAGGAACTGGTGGTGTAGGTAATGAAACTCCACAAGTTTCAATAGCTGAAACTGGACTTGGTGGTACTGGTGGTGTAGGAACTGAGGCTTTTGAGCTTTCAATAATTGAAGCTGGATTAGGAGGAACTGGTGGTGTAGGTACAGCAATTATTGCAGGTTCTGGTGGTGTAAGTGGAACAGGAGGAACTGGTGGTGTAGGTAATGAAACAGTTGTTGCAGATTTAAATTTAGATGTTACTGGTCAGGCAGGAACTGGTAGAGCAGGTAATCCAGGAGAAACAAATGACGAAAGTGTACAATTAAGTATAAATGAAACTGGATTAGGTGGAACAGGTGGCGTAGGCAATGAGGCAGTTGTTGTTACAATAGCTGAAACTGGGCTTGGTGGCACTGGTGGTGTAGGTGATGAATCAGTAACAGTAAATCAAGAATGGGGTTCTGGTACTTGGGGTGATGGAACTTGGGGTAATTAATGAGCTATACAACTTTAAAAACTAAAATACAAAATTTTATTGAAAATGATGGTTCAGAGTTTGTTGCATCTATTGATGATATAATAGCTCAAGCTGAATCTATGGTATTCCAAAGGTTGCCTAATCTACCTTGTTTTAGAAATACATTTACAGGAACATTAATTACAAACACATCAGAATATACTATTGCAAACGCTAGAATGATAAGACAAGTTTGTATTACTGATTCTAGCAATAAAGTTTATTTGAATCATAGAGTTGATTCTTATTTAAGAGATTATTGGCCAAATTCTTCTAACACAGGAACACCAATAATGTATAGCACTAAATCTTCAGGTGATGACGGAACAATAATTACAATTGCTCCAACACCATCTGCTGATCTTGCTTACCAAGTTGATTTTATTGCTCCTGAAACTGGTTTAAGTTCAAGCAATGCAAACACTTGGATTGACACTAACGCTCCAAATGTTTTATTGTCAGCAGCACTTTATGAAAGTTCTGCTTTCCTTAAAGCAGGAGAAACGCTACAATTATATAAAACTCAATTTGAAGAAGCTGTAAATTTGTTTGCTCAAGAAATGCAACGTAATTATGCAGCAGAATACGACGGAGGTATTTAAAAATGGCTATAACTCAAGCAATGTGTACATTGTTCAAAAAAGATTTGTTACTAGGTGATCATCATCTGGATACAGATACAATTCATATCGCACTTTATACTAGTTCTGCATCTTTAGATGCAGCCACAGATGGTTACACTACATCTAATGAAGTTAGTGGAACTGGCTATTCAGCAGGTGGAGTTGCTTTATCAAGTAAAGCAGTGACAGAAAATAGTACAAGTGGTGTATTCGATGCAGCTGATCCAGAATGGACTACTGCTACTTTCACTGCAAGAGGTGCTTTAATTTATAATAAAACTCTAGGAGATTCTTCATCAAATTCTAGAGGTGCAATCGCAGTTTTAAATTTCGGTGGAGATTTTACTGTTGCAGGTGGTACTTTTAAAATAGTTTTTCCTGCTGCGACTGCAAGCAATGCGATAGTTAGGATAGATTAATGGCAACATATGTAAATAATTTAAGATTAAAAGAAATTGCAACTGGTGCAGAATCTGGTACTTGGGGTACATCCACAAATACCAATCTTGAATTAATAGGTCAGGCAGTTGGATATGGAACAGAAGCCATAACAACCAATGCAGACACTCATGCTAGTACTGTTGCAGATGGTTCAGCAGATGAAGCAAGAGCAATGTATATTAAATACACTGGCACATTAGATTCTGCTTGTACAATTACAATTGGTCCAAACACTTTAAAAAGAGTTCACATAATTGAAAATGCGACTAGTGGCAGTCAGAACATAATTATAAAACAAGGTTCTGGAAATGAAGTCACAATTGTTCCTAATGAAATAAGAATAGTTTATTTAGATGGAGCAGGTGCAGGAGCTGCAGTTCAAGATGCAGGAATATCTTCATCAGCTGCCACTACTGGAAAAGCAATCGCAATGGCAATGGTATTTGGATAACAAGGAGATAAAAAATGGCAGCACCAAATATAGTAAATGTTGCAACAATTACAGCAAAAACAGATACACTTTTGTTGTCTACAACAAGTGCAACTAAATTATTAGAAAATACAGCATCGTCTGGCAAAGTAATAAAAGTAAATTCATTGGTAGTCGCAAATGTAGATGGTACAAATGCAGCTACAATAACTGTAGGGATTTATCCACAAGATGATATTGCAGGAACAGCTGTATTATTAGCTTCTACAATTTCAGTACCTGCTGATGCTTCATTAGTGGTAATAGATAAAAATATGGGTTTATATTTAGAGGAAGATACTTCTATTGGAGTTACAGCAAGTGCAGCAAATGATTTAGCTTGTACAATTACATATGAGGAATTAAGCTAAAGGATTTTAAATGGGTACTCGTAACAAAGGTGGTTTAATAGGTGGCTTTGACCAACTAAGAGCACCAGATGCACCTGAAATAAGTGTTACAACAGGAGATTCTCAACTTCAAGTTGCTTTTACTAATCCATCAGATGTGGGTGGTGGTGCTATTAGCTCTTATACAGCGACAATAATAGCAAGTGGTGTATCTACAGGAACAACAAGTGCGACAAGTCCTATAACCATAACTGGATTAACAAATGGCACAAGCTATTCTGTTACAGGTCTTGCGAACAATGCTTTTGGTTCAAGTCCTTATAGCTCTGCTACTACAGCAATTCCTCCAATCCCTAGAGTATTTTGGCTTGGCAGGACAACTGTTAATGTTTTTTATTCAAACATTTCTTCTTTAGGTAATACTACTGATTGGGGATATGCAATGCAATATGCAGCATATTATCCTCCAACAGCTTCATCTGCAACTAGAGGAGTGCAGTGTGGTTATGATGCTAATACTTCTGCAGCATCATCTAGAAAAATTGAAAAATTAAATCTTGCAAGTGCAGGAGCAGGTACAAATTTTGGAGAACTAAGTGTAACTAGTGCTCAATCTGGAGCAGGTGGTGGTAATGGTACAAGAGGTGTTTTTACTCAAGGTTTTAATTCATCATATGCTGCATCAGATACTATAGAATATGTTACTATTGCAAGTGAAGGCAATGCTTCTGACTTTGGTAATTTACTTACAGCGAGAGTTATAGTATCAGGTTGTGCTTCTCCGACAAGAGCTGTATTTAGTGGTGGGCAAACTTCTATAAATGTAATAGATTATGTTACAATTATGAGTTTAGGCAATTCCACCGATTTTGGTGACTTAACTGTAGGTAGGAATGGTACAGCTAGTTGCTCGAGTTCAACAAGAGGTATAATTTCAGGTGGTGATGCAGGAAGTGGGCAACTAAATATTATAGAATATATTACTATTGCAGCAGCATCTAATGGAACTGATTTTGGTGACTTAACAAACTCTGTACGTTATCATGCTTCAGGCTGTTCAAACACAAGAGCTTTAATTGCAGGTGAATATGTAGGCAATAGCACTGGAATTGATTATATTACCATAGCTTCATTAGGCAATGCTAGTGATTTTGGTGACTTAACAAACGCTGAAACAAATGGACTTTCTTGTTTTTCAACTTCTCATGGAGGATTGCAATAATGCCTAATTATTCTGGAGTATGGGATTTAAGACAACAAGGTGTTGCTCAACAAGGAAGTCTTTGGTCTAATCCACCAGAAATATTTCAACAAATTGCTTTGTTCTTTGGTGGATCAGCAGGTTCTGGTGGACAGAATTATATTGATCAAAGGAACTTAGCAAGCACAGGCAATGCTAGTGATTTTGGTGACATGAGTACAGGTGCTTATGCTGTTGGTGCAGCAGGTAATACAACAAGGGCAGTTTATAGTTTAGGACAAACAGGTGCTCCAAATTATGCTGTTAATACATTGGAATATGTAACTTTTGCTTCAGCAGGGAATGGTCAAGATTTTGGAGATTTAACGACAGTTAGGCAAAATGCAGCTTGTGCATCTAATCATACAAGAGGTCTTTATGGTTCAGGAGAAAATGCAGCAAGCACAGTTAATATAATTGATTTTGTTACTCTTAACATTTTATCAAATTCCTCAGATTTCGGAGACTTGACAGTTACGAAAAGTTATAGAGCATCTTGTTCTTCTCCAACAAGAGGAATATGGGCAGGTGGAACAGCAGCCACTGTAAATGTAATTGATTTTGTTACAATAGCATCAGAAGGTAATGCCAGTGACTTTGGAGACTTAACAAGATCTGATTATGGTTTTGGTGGTGTTTCTAATGCTACAAGAGGTATTTTTGGTGGTGGTTATGCAGCAGGATCTTATTCAAATGTAATTGATTATATTACAATGGCTAGTGCTTCTAATGCCACAGATTTTGGCGATTTAACACAAGCGAGATATACAGTTACATCTGCTTCTGGAAAGACAATAGGTGTTTGGGCAGGTGGGATTGCATCAGGTACTACTTATGTAAACACAATAGACCAAGTAGTTATAACTTCACTAGGGAATGCAACAGATTTTGGTGACTTAGTAAATGCTAGAGGGTATCTTTCAGGAAGTTCTGGTGTTTCGTCATCTCATGGAGGATTAGCATAATGACAAGATATTTAGGTGGATTAATTACAGCAGACGAAACAAAAACTATTCCTGCTGATAACTTTCAAGATACTTCTGCTTCAGGAATATGGACATTAAGTGAAGCTGAAATGCTTAACAAACAAAGTCTTTGGCCAACAGCAGGAAATGAAAATACATCTAAACATATAGAAAATATATTTAGTATTGATGTTTATACAGGTGCTAGTGGCTCTTTAACTGTTACTAATAATGTTAACCTTACTGGTGAAGGTGGATTGGTATGGCATAAAGGTCGTGATATAGCTGAATATCACAATTTATTTGACACTGAAAGAGGGAATGGCATGATTCTCCGAACTTCTACTACTAATGGAAGTGATGGAGCTTTCTTTGGGCAAGCATTTACAAGCACAGGCTGGAGCTTAAACACATCCGACAATCAAATTAATTCAAGTTCAAATGACTATGTAGCTTGGACATTTAGAAAAGCACCAAAGTTTTTTGATATGGTAAAATATACAGGAAATGGAACAGCAGGAAGAACTATCAGTCATAATTTAGGTGCTGTTCCAGGATTTATGATAGTGAAAAGAATAGATGCTAATGGTGAGCCTTGGTATTGTTACCATAGAGGTCCAGGAGCAACTAAATATTTAAAACTTAATACAACTGATAATGTTACAACTTCAGATGAGCCTTGGTACAATACAGAGCCGACATCCACAGAAGTTACAGTAGCACAATATAATTCAGTTAATGGTAGTGGTGCAGAATACATATTATATCTTTTTGGACATGATACGACTTCAGATGGTATGATACAATGTGGAACTTACAATGGATCAGGTGGTGATGCTAATATAACTTTAGGATTTGAGCCACAATGGATTATGATAAAGCGTTCAGTAGGAGGTGCAGCAGGTTGGATAATGTTTGATAACATTAGAGGACTTACAACTGCTAAAGATGCAGGTCTTTTTGCTGATGCTGTTAATGCAGAAGATTCACAAGATGATGTATTAGAACCTACTTCTACAGGTTTTAAAGTAAAAGGATCTTGGTATTTTAGCAATGCAGCTGGATCTTCTTACGTGTATGTCGCAATTCGAAGAGGACCAATGAAAACACCTACAACGAGAGCTAGTGTGTTTGCAGTTGAAGCTCTATCTGGTGCGAGTGGTGCTAGAGATTATACAACTAATTTTCCTGTTGATCTGATTTTGAATCCTAACACATCTGGTGGTTCAGATAATATACCTGTTGTTCCTAGACTTATGGGACAAACAGAAACTAGTGGTAACTATTTAAGAACCAATAATGATACTTCTCGAACTACTTTTAGTGGTACATCTTATGGATGGGGAATGGATTATAATAATAAATGGGTTTCAAATTCTATTTGGACTCAAAATCAATATGGTTATGCATGGAGAAGAGCACCAGGATTTTTTGATGTGATTACATATGATGGGAATGGATCAGATGGTAGGACAATTACTCACAACTTAGGTGTTGTTCCAGACATGATTTGGATAAAGTTAAGAACATCTGACGCAGGAGCTACAAGAGGTTGGGTTGTAACTTCACTTCATTTACCGAATGCAACTGCAACAAATGATACTACACTTTATTTAGATACAAATGCAGCAGAAGTTGATGAAGCAATTATGAGTGATACTGGTCCTACATCAAGTGTATTTTCAGTTAGTGCAGATTACTTTGTAAATAATAGCACTAGTACCTATTTAGCTTGTTTATTTGCAACACTTGCAGGTATTAGTAAAGTGGGAACATTTAGTCATACTAATGGAAGTAGTACAGATGTAGATTGTGGATTTAGCTCTGGGTCATCATTAGTTATTGTTAAAAGAACAGATAGTACTGGTGATTGGTATTTGTGGGATAGTGCCAGAGGTATTGTATCTGGTAATGATCCTTATTTTTTAATGAATACACAAGATGCAGAAGTTACAAATACAGATTTTATTGATCCACTTAGCAGTGGTTTTCAGATAGCTAGTGGATTTACAACTGGATCATACTTTTTTTACGCAATAGCACAATAGGTAGTAAAAATGGCATATAAAGTAGTTAAATATAGATTAACAGCCGAAGGTACAATTCCAACTTTTCTAAAGTTTGGTGTGCTTCAAGGAACAGGTGGTATGTATCCTGTTAAAGATAATAGTACAAAAAGTCCAAGAGATAATATTTTTCTTGGAATAGCAGATGATGGTGCAGATATATCTGGTTCTGAAGGAGAGATCGCCAGTAAAGATGATTTAATAATTTATCTTACAGACATGAACAATGCTATGAAATGGAAACAAATAAATGCAGAAGGAGAAAGTGAAAATTTCGTTCCAGAAACTCATGCTACAAAAATTTGGAATGATTTAACAACATTAAATGGTGGATAATGAATTATTATAGCGTTGAATTACCAGTTAAAAAATTATTATACGGAGTTAATAGAAATAAAGAATGGTGGGAAAAATATCCTAGAAGGATTAAAATGTTAAATAAATTAACAGAATCTATAGAAAAAGAAGGATTAAAAAATCCATTGTTTGTTTCAGAAACTAACAAAGGTTATGTAGTAGATGTAGGAAATCAAAGACTTCAAGCACTTAATAATTTAAATTATAAAAAAGTAAAATGTATTTTGTATTCTAAAAAAAATTATTTAAACTATGAAAAGCTTAAACCAGAACAATGTGTTTTGCCTAATGATGTAGACTTATGGGATGCAGATATACAATTTAAAGAGGAATAAATGAAAACTGAACTTGTTATAAAAAACATACAAACAACTTTGTCTGAAGTGAAACCAGAGTATAAAACTATGTTAAAAAACATAGATAAAAATATGCCTATGATACAACAGGCATCTAGCAATTTTTATAAGTCACATTCTCAATTTATGGGTGTTACATTAGATGTTACTGCTATAACACCAATACGTTCTATCAAACATACTTTGGCTGAAGTAGATAAAACTAAAAGTGCTTTACAAGAAGCACAAATAAATCTGCAGAAAAAAGCTGTAGAATTAAAAATAAAACAGCGTGAATTATTAGAGTGTAAAGATGATTTAGATCGTGAGATGTTAGAAGTAGAAATACTAGAAATGCAAACACATTCTGTAAATGCACAAAACTCTGTACAAGGTGCTATACGAAAACTAAATTTTTTTATTAATCAATATAATTCTTTGTTAAAACATTTAGGTGTCGATGAAATAACAGAGGAAATGTATGAGAGAGAAGAAAACAGATATCATATAATGACAGCTATGAAACAAGCTTTGACTAGTGCTAGACCAAGAGGTGGAGTTATAGATGAAGGAAACATGATATATATATTTGATTTAGGGATTAATGGTGCTCAAGCACAAGCAGAAGTATTTGCTTATTTACAAGCTGAAAATGAATTAATGAAAAATAACAAAGCACCTACTCATGAAATGACAATGCGTTGGTTAGAAGCTTGCGCAGATAAATGGGAAAAAGATCCAGAAATATTTGCTAATCGCAGAGGTTTTACATTATTAGACAAACAATCATTAACAAATACAAAAAAGTTAGAAAATAGAAAGAAACATTAAAATGAGTTTATTAACATCCTTAGTTGGTCCAGCAACAGATTTATTAGATAAATTTATAGAAGATAAAGATCAAAAAGCAAAATTAGCACATGAACTTGCAACGATGGCAGATAAACATGCACAAGAAATCGCACTTGCACAAATCGCAGTTAATAAAGAAGAAGCTTCTTCTGGAAGCTTTTTTAAAGGTGGCTGGCGTCCTTTCATTGGTTGGGTCTGTGGGATTGCTTTTTTCTATCATTTTATTTGTCAGCCTGTTATTATTTTTATAGTTGCTATAATAGGTTTGCAAATGCCTAGTTTGCCAGAGTTTGAAATGGGAACATTACTTACAGTTTTAGGTGGTATGCTAGGAATAGGTGGTTTAAGAACATACGAGAAACAGAAAGGATTGACGAAATAAAATGGCTTTTTCATTATCAAATAGATCTAAAAGTAAATTAGAAGGTGTTCATCCAGACATGATAAGTGTTGTTGAAACTGCAATCACTCTTACCAAAGTTGATTTTGGTGTAACCTATGGTGTGAGAACTTTAGAAGAACAGAAAAAATTATATGATTCAGGAAGATCTCAAACTATGAATTCAAAACACCTTAAACAAGATTCAACTGGCTATTCGCATGCTGTTGATGTTGTTGCGTATGATGGATCAGATATTGTATGGGAAATAAATGTTTATGATGATATTTGCGATGCATTTAAAAAAGCAGCAGAGATGCATGGTGTTGCAATAAAATGGGGTGCAGCATGGTCAGAAGGTGATATAAGATCTTATCCTGGAACAGCAGAAGATGCAATGATGAAATATGTAGATTTAAGACGTAGTGAAGGGAGAAGACCATTTATAGATGGTCCACATTTTGAATTAATATGACATTACAATTACTAAAATTTAATCCTGGTGTTATAAAAGACATTACAGAGTACACAGCTGGAAAGAATGGTCCATTTTGGATAGACAGTAATCTTGTGCGATTTCAAGATGGTTATCCTGCTAAAATTGGTGGTTGGTCGAAAGAAGATATAGAAGGTTTGACAGCTAGTGGTGGTGCTAGTGGTGTAGTTGAAAATCCGAAAGGTGTCGGCAGAAAAATGCTTTTTTGGAGAGCTTTGTCCGATAGTAAAGATAGAATAGTTTTAGGAACACATAGTCATTTATATATTATACAAGATGGCTTGTTGTACGATATTACACCATTAAGAAAAACAACAAATAATTTAAGTAATCCGTTAGCAACAACTAATGGGAGCACAACTGTGACTGTTACAGATAGTGGTCATGGTGCAAAAACTGGAGACTTTGTTGTAATAGAAAGTGCAGCTGCAACAGGTGGTATCGCAGCTGATGATTTAAATAGAAAATCAGGATATCAAATTACACTTGTTGATTCTAATTCATATACAATAACAGTTGATAGTGCAGCTTCTAGTACAGTAAGTTCTGGTGGTGGTACAACTTTAGATGTTTTATACCTTAAAGGTTTAGATGACGGATTAGGCACACAAACATCAGCTCCTGCTCTCGGTTGGGGTATCAGCACTTGGGGTAGTGATGGTTGGGGTAGTCCTGCAACTGTTGGCTCAACAACTGTTGTGTTAGAAAATTCTAGTTGGCACATTAATCTTTGGGGTGAAGATGTATTAGCAGGTATTAGAAATCATGGTTTATATTATTGGGATACATCTGGTGGTCCGACTAGCAGAGCAGTTTTAATATCCTCAATTGGTGGTGCAACTGATGTTCCTAGTAAGGCAAGAACTGCAATCGTATCTTTTCCAGATAGACATTATGTTTGTGGTGGATGTACTACAGCAGGAACATCAACAATGGATGAAATGTTGGTTCGTTGGAGCAACCAAGAAGATTATACTATATGGACACCGACTGCAACAAATACAGCAGGTGATCAAAGATTACAAATTGGATCTAAAATTATATCTATGATTAGCACTAGAGAAGAAACAATCATTTCTACAGATGAAGCTGTTTATGGTATGACTTTTGTCGGTGGTGATTTTGTATTTAGTTTTAGACTATTGGCTGTTGGTTCAGCATCAACAGGTTTAAATGCGATGATTAATGTTGATAGTACAGTATATTGGATGGGTGATAATAATTTTTATATTTATGATGGTGCAGTAAAAGAGCTGGCTTGTCCTGTACAACAATATGTATTTAATAGAATTCATTCTGAATATAAAGATAAAGTGGTAACAGGTCATAATAAAAAATTTAAAGAGTTATCTTGGTTTTATCCTAGTAAAAATAAAAAATATTCTTTAAATATAGCTTTATCAAGTAATATTGTTTCTCAAACACTAGGTAAAAACTCTTGTGGTATTACTTGGCCATCTCCTGGAGTTGATACTTGGGAAGTTGGAGATCCTGTATGGATATCAAAAAATAGTGATGCAGATGGAATTTTTAGCCTTTTTTCAAAAAATAGTTATAGTGTAAAAGCATTTATTACAAAAGTTACAGATCAAAACAATATTGAGATAGAAATTGATCCTATGAATTATATAACTGGAGATGAAACTAAAATAGATCCAACTGCTACTTGGCAATTTATAAGCAAGCAAATAACTATACAATCTTCTATTAATGATAAAAGGTCAGCAATAAATTCTATAACATCTTTAACTGACGATGATAACCCAGAAAATAATAATTATGTTACTTATAATTATGAACAAAATATTTGGACAGTAGGTAATATGGGAAGAAGTTGTTGGCTAGATAGTTTTGGTGCAAGAGATAAACCTTTTGCTTTTGAATCAGATGGAGTATTATATAATCATGAAAGTGGTACAACAGCTGACGGAGATGCAATGAATGCCTATATAGAAAGTTCTCCACAAGAACTTACTAGCAACGGAAATGAGATGCAATTAATTGATAGATTAATTCCTGATGTTAGCATAAGTGATACAACATCTCTTGATTTATATTTAAAAGCGAGTAAATTTCCTTTTTCACTTCCCACATCTGGTGGGGTTGGTACAGGTGATGTATCTATGAAAGGTCCACACAATGTAAGTTATAGTAACACAACATCTTTAACTTCAACTGATAAAATAAGCACAAGAATAAGAGGAAGACAAGTTTCTTTAAAAATACAAAGTAAAGGTATTGCTGATCAATGGGCAACAGGAACTTTTAGAATAAATACAAAAGAGGATGGGTTAAGATGACAGAACAAGCTTCACCATTAGCATTAGCAAGATTGCCTGACCCTCCGAATAATTACGACAGGAATTATCAAATTAGATTAAATAATATAATAGAACTAGAAAAAAGATCAGCATATTTTGGACAAAGTTTTATTATAAAATCAGCAACAGAACAATCGGAAGCAGTGACTTGGTTTAATGGCTAATTTATTTAAAAATGCTAAAGTTGATTTAACAACTACAAATGCTACAACATTGTACACTTGTCCTAGTGCAACAACTGCAATTGTTAAATCCATATTGGTTAGTGAAGATTCTAATAATGCAGACACTATAACTTTAACTTTAACAAATGCTTCAAGTGCAGTATATAGTATATATAAAGATAAAGCGATATCTGCAAAACAAACATTAGAATTATTATCAGCACCATTAGTTGTAGAAGAAAGTGAAATTTTAAAAGTAACAGCAGCAACAGCAGACAGGCTACATGTAGTTGCAAGTATATTGGAGGTAAGTTAAAATGCCAGATCATGATCAAACAACTGACGACCAGACAACTGAAGAAGAGGAAGAGCAAGAAACTTTTCCTATATATAGTTTAGAAAGCCAGACACCAGACTTTGATATGAAAAATTTACAATTTTCATATGGCACTTATGTTCTGCCAATGTTTGAGTGGGTTAAAAAAGTGCAAACTGGTGAAAAAGCATATGATCAAAAAGATCCTATGGATGAAGAAATGATGGATAGATACGAAAAGTATATCGATCAATATGGTCAGCCAGAAGGCATGATGTCACCTAGTGAACTAATATCAGCAGGTGCTAGTGCATTAGGCACTACAATAGGTGCTCCAATCGGTGGAGCAATTGGTATGAAATTGTTTGGCGAAGGTGTTACAGGAAAAGATGCATTTTCTTCTATTTTGCCTTTCGGTGGAGGTAAAGGTGCTTTAAATTTTGCACCAGATCAAATGTTTGATCCACAAACTGGTAAAGAAGTTTTTGCTAAAGGTGGTGTATTCCCAGAAGGAGCAAGAGCAGGAGCAAATATTTTACAACAAGAAGGTGTAGAATTTTTAGATATTTTTAAAGACCAAACACAAATAGCTAGAGCTGGTGGTCAAGCTGTAGGCAACTTTGCTGTGCAGTTAATTGCAGGTGAAGATCCTGCCAGTGCTGCAAGAAAAGCAGGAGCAAGTGCTCTCGCATCTCATACTGCCAGAGCTATTTTTACTCCATTACTTGGACCAGTTGGTGGAGCAATTGCAGGATTTGTTGGTGGAGCATTAGGTGGCAGAGTTATATGTAACGAATTACACAAACAAGGATTATTGACCAAAGAACAAGTTCTTATGGATTATAAATTTACAAGAGATTATTTAACACCAACACATGTTAATGGATATCATCTCTGGGCAGTTTGGGTTGTTAAACAAATGCGCAAAGGTAGGATGGTAAAATTCTGGAAACATATTGCAACACATAGAGCAAATGAAATCGCTTATATATATGGTAAAAGAGAAAAGCCAGATTATTTAGGCAAAATATATCGTCGTATCGGAGAGCCTGTCTGTTGGCTTTTAGGTACTTTTAAGAAATCAACAGACTGGTCTGTACTTTACAAGGAGAAAAATAATGGCTGAAATGATGGGAAAAGGTGCTATGGCTAATATGCCAGATAGACAAATGCCTGAAAGAGAAATGCAAGCTAATAATATGCCTGAAGAAGCAAAAGCAAGATTAATGCAACCTTCAGACGAAATATCTGCAGTTTTAATGTCTAGACTTACAAACATGTCACCTGAAGAATTAAGGTCGCTAGATTCTGCAATTACTCCAGAAGTTGCTAGAGTATTAATGAAATTACTTCCTGAATTAAGAAGGTTAATAGAGCAAGTTGCAGGTCAAAGTCAACAAATGCCTAGAGAGCAAATGGGTGCATTAGGTGGAATGAGGTAAGAAATGTCAATATTCGATCCACAATTTACAACTTTACCGAGTTATAATCAAACTGTAACTGGAACAGAGATACCATCATGGATGTCTGATGCTGGTCAGCAGATTGTTGAACAAGGCATGAATCTTATAGAAAGCGATTTGAAGCCAGAAGCTGCTCCTCCTAGAAATATAACCTATGATGTAATTGAAGGTGGTACAGGAGCAGCAAGAGTAGTTGATCTTCCTACTGGTGAGATAATCGGTTCTAAAATGTCACCTGCCGAACAACAAGCTTATAAAATCTTGATGGAAGGCAAAGGTGATTATTCAACTTTAATGGACACTATTACTGAGACTGGTGGATTGTTAGATGGTTTAGGTGCAGGATATGCTCCAGGAATGGCAGCTGATGCATTGGCAGCAGGAAAGACAACTGATCAATATTTAAGAGATTATTTAGAAGGTGATGCTTTTAGTACAGCTGATTTATCACCTTATCTAGACACTTATACAGCTGCAATTGATCCAGCAATAAAACAAATACAAGAACAGACTGCAATAGGTCAGCAAGCAGCAAGAGATAAAGCTGCAAGGTCAGGTGCATTCGGTGGGTCAAGGTTAGGTTTAATGGAAGCAACTTTAGGTGCAGAAGGTATACAATCGGAAGCTGATTTATTAGCTAAAGCAGGTGCTGATGCATTAGGTTTTGCTGCAGGCAGATTTGATGCAGATAGAACTGCAAGATTTGATGCAGATGCTGCATTAAGATCAGCATATGAAACTGACGAAGCATCTAGATTAAAAGAAATACAAGCTATACAAGATGCAGCAACAACTCAAGAAAATTTAAAAAATGCAGTTGCACAAGGTTTAATAACAGTAGGTGAAGCAGAAAGAGCATTAGATCAAAGAGGTGTGGATCAAGCATATCAAGACTATTTAGACCAAAGAGCACAGCCTATGGAAGATTTAAATTATATTTTAGGTCTGTTGCAAGGAGTTCCTTATGACCAAAGAGGTTTTACTCAAGGTTATTCAACAACTCAAACACCTATTCCTAGTGTTTATGCGCAAACTTTATCTGCTTTAGGAAGTCTAGGAAGTGCTTATGCATTATCGCAAAGAAGTTAATATATGAAAAATGAAAATACAGATGCTATATTTTCTATCCTTGATAGTCAGCCATGGACTGATCAGGCTAAAGCTGCAATTATGGGAACTATTTTTGCAGAGTCTAGATTTAATCCTGGAGCATTTAATGAAGACCCTGAAGAATTGGCTTGGGGATTATTTCAATATAGGAATGTTCCTCAGGAGGAAGGAATGTCTGCTCCTGATCCTAGAAAAAATAAATTATTTAGTTTTTTGGATTCGCAAGGTTTAGGAAGAGATTCAGCAGATGGTCAATTAGAATATTTTTTTAAAGATGTAAAAGAAAATTATCCTGAAGTTTATGAGGTTTTAACAGATAGAGATGCAACAATAGATGAAGCGACAGCAGCAATTACAAATAATTATATTTTTCCAGCACAAAGTGTTAGAAGCCAAAGATATGGTCATGCTAGAAGATATGCAAACTTATATGGTTTAGATGCTGGACCAGAGTCGAATGTTGAGATACAAGGAGATAATAATATGAGTGTTTTAGATAATTTAGACATAGATGCTTTAACAACATTGGCAGGGGATAGTGCCAATGCAGAGACTGCTTTAAAATTAGCTAGAGCATTAAGACCTAAACCAGAAGAGTTCGATCCTGCCATCGCTTCTTTATTATATTTCACGAAAATGGGAGAGCTAGCTAATCAACCAGGAAGCACTTTATTAGGATCAGCTTCAGGTGCATTTGCTTCTCCTGCAGAATATTTAATGAGAACTAAAAAATCACAAAGAGATGCTTTGGCAGCAGAAGGTCCATTAGCTGTCGATTTTGCTAAAGCATTAAAAACTTCTTCTACATCAGCTAGTGGTAGCAATGTCCAAAGAAGTGTTGTTTTCAATGACAGTACTGTTTTGCTAGTTCTTAAAAATGGTGAGACAGTGGTAAGGGATTCAACTGGAAAAACAATTACTGATCCTACAGAAAGAGACGAAGTTCTCGCAAAAGCAAGAGAATCTGGAATATTGGATGAGATAAGAACAGCAGGAGTAACACAGGCTGTTAAATTGGGTGTTGATCAGTCCCAAAAAGCTTTTGAACAAATTCCTAAAATAGATAAAAACATTAGGAATTTAATAAAAGGTAAAAAGCTTTTAGAAGAAGGTGGTGCAAAAACTGGATTTATCCAACAATATTTACCAGATTATACAGCAGGAAGTATATCTTTAAGGAATTTACAACGTGAATTAGGTTTAGATATAATAGGTTCTGTAACTTTTGGTGCTTTAAGTGAAGGCGAATTGAATTTAGCATTAGACACTGCTTTGCCACCAGCATTAAATGAACCTCAATTGATCGAGTGGTTAGACAAAAAAATTGCAGCTCAAAATAAATTATTAGACTATTATAGAGAACAAGCAGAATTTTTAGGATCAGGACTGAAAACAATTTCCGATTGGCAAGAATTTATGAGAACTAAATCTTCAGCTAGCAGACAAGCTGAACAATCTGAATTTATTTCACAAGTTCCTAATATGAATGCAGATCAATTAAGAGAAATGATAAGGTCTGTCGGCAGGGAAAATTTCACTCCTGGACTAGAAGCAGCAGTCATAAAAAGAATTCAGGAGCTTGAAAATGAGTGATGTAATTCAAAAATTTATGGAAAAAGACTCTAACGTCACTGATGCTGACGATAAAACTTCTATAGAAAATTTTATGAATAAAAAAGAAGAAAAGCCTTTAAGAACACAATTTTCTGAAGATGGCATCGAATTTATGAAAAGAGCTTTTCTTGAAGGTGTTGTAGATATACCTGATGAAGTTCCTATTTATAAAGAAGATGGTCCAAAATTAAAAATTCCAACAAGTTTACAAAAACAATTTGAAGGTTTTGCAGATACAGCTTTAGGCATATTAAGTGGTTTAGAAGCAGGAATAGGTTATACTGTAGGTGGAGTTGGTGATATATTTACTAATTTAGGAATGGATAAAAGCTATGCAAAGCGATTCGTTAAAGATTTTATGTCTTTGCCTGACGCTTTTTTAGGATCACCTCAAACACTTATGAGAAGCACAATTAAAAAAGTATCAAAGCCTGTTGTAAAAGAAACAACTAGTAATTTAGACCAAAAAGCTTTTGATGTAGGAACATTAGTAAGAGAAGCATCTCTAGGGAATAAAAAATCAATTGAAAAATTAGTAGAAGAAGCAAAAGTAAATCCTGAAGCATTGGCTGCAGCAAAAAGATTAGGAATAAATTTACCACCAGACGTTTTAGCAGAAAGTCAATTAGTCCAACAGGCAGGAGGATTAACTAGATCAATTGTTGCATCTGATGCTTCAGCAAATTGGATGAAAACTATTGAAAATGCTATGATTAGAGCTGATGAAATTATGGAAGAAATAGGTGGCAGTCAAGATCTTTCTTTAATTTCAGAAAAAGTTTCTAAAAATTTAAATGACACAAGAACAAATTTAAATAATGAAGCTTCAAAACTTTTTACAGAAGTTGATGCAGTTATTAACCCATCAATGAAAGTAAATTTAACCGATACATTAAAATATTTTGATGATCTTGTTAAAGATTTAGGTGGTAATATTAATGCATTAACTCCAGAAGAGCTTCAAGTATTTAAACAAATCACAAATAAAAAGAATCCTATGACGTATCGTGCTTTCATGAGATTGAAAAGGAATGTATACAAAGCTGTTCAAAATAAAGGTGGTTTGTTTGGTGATTTAGATAGTCAAACTGTAAACGATTTGTACAATGTTTTAAGGAGTGATCAACTTAATGTTGTTAGAAATGAGGCAGGAGAAGAAATAGTCAATAAATTAAAAGGTGCGAACAGACTTACAGTTAAATATAAAGCTTTAGAAGATAGAATTGCAAATGCTTTTGGTAAAGAAGGTGCAGGAAGCATAGCAAGTCTTTTAAGATCAACTTTAACAACAGGTGAAAAAGGAGACATTACAAAGTTAAATAAAATTTTAAAAATAATTCCTGAAAACCTTAGAAAAGAATCTTTATTGACAGCATTAAATTCTGTATCTAGAGACACTCGTGGAACAGCTAGTGTAACTGATCCATTTTCTTTTTCTAAATTTTCTAGCACATTTGAACGTCTTAAAAAACAATCTCAAATTTATAATATATTAAAAAAAGAGCTTGGTGAAGATGCAATAAAAGTTTTAGAAGATCTTTCTAATATATCTAATAAAATAACAATTGCTAGAGGGAATGTTATCCCAACAGGAAAAGCCAATCAAGCATTATTAAATGGTATGTTAGCAGAAAACATTTTAGAAAAATTTATGCAAAATAGAGTTTCTAGGAATATTGTAAAATCAGCTACTGTTGGAGGTGCAGGAGTTGTTGCTGGTCCACTAGGATCAGTGGGTGCGTCCAATTTAGCAGATATGATAAAGTTCGCTCCAAAAGATAAATTAAAAGTAGCAGGGGAACTTTTTGATAATCCAAATTTTATAAATATGATAGAAGAAATTGTAGAAAATGGATCTGTTTCTCAAAACACAATAAACAAATTAAACAAAACGCCTGCTTATATAAGATGGGCAAAAACAATGGGAATAGATGATAGAAGAAATTGGCTTCAAGGTGCTTTGCTAACTCAAGCAGAAACGCCAATCCCACAGCCAGTTGAAGAAGATCAAAGCTCTGATTCTTTAGATAGTATTGTTGAAAGTATTTCTCCTAGTGCAAAAGATAAAATATTGCAATTTATGAATCAATGATATGTTTGCAGAAGTTCTTACAGGTATTGCTCTTTTTCAAAAGAGCGTAGATTTTATAAAATCTAATATTAATACTTGTAAAGATATTCGAGAAATTTCTGGTGAGATTGAAAATTTATTTGAAGCTCAAAGCCAAATAAACAAAAAAAGAAGTAAAAAAGACGGCATGACTATTGCTGATCAGTTTGGTGTTAAATCAGTTGCTTCAGAAGTCATCGATGCAAAATTGGCAGCTGAAAGATTGTATGAAGTTTCTGTTATGGTTGATCAAAGATTTGGTCATGGTACTTGGGCAGGAATATTAGCTGAAAGAAAAAAGAGAATAGACGAAGCAAAAGCAGCAGAGAAAAAACGAAGATTAGAAAAAAAGAAACAACAAGAAGAAATTATGGAAGTTGCAGGATATTTCGCTTTAGGTATTTGTATTCTAATTTTAATTTTTAGTGTTTTATTTGCTGTTGTTTCTTTTGCACAAATAGCACAAGCAGGTACAGAATGGAAGTTAAAGATTTAATATTTATTTTTATGGTTCTTATAGCTTATTATTGGGCTGTTGCATTTCCACCAAAGTGGTTATTTATTAAATAGGAGGTAAAAATGGCACAGAAAAAATTACAAAAAGGATCTTCTTGGGAAGTTGCCGATTTAGATGGGGATGGTGTTATAACTGATGGTGAAATGGCTATGGCTAAAAAGGTTGAAGAACTTGAACATCAAAGAGCGATGCACGAAAATTTAGATAGACAGATGGATCAACAAAGAATGATGGCATGGGTTTCTATGTTATCTTCTATTGTTATTATTTGCATTTTACTTACTGACTTTGTTAGCATTATAAGGATGGCACCGATAAGTGGATTTTTAAATACATTTTTAGTCGCTCAAGCAACTATTGTTGTTGGGTTTATGGGATCTACTGCTTATGTAAAATCAAGGAATGGTAAGAATGGAAGCTAACTCATCCCAATCTTTATCTGTCATATTTTTATTTTTTGACCAACTAGCCATGCTAATTAAATCTTTTACATGAGGTCGTTTATATAGAGCATCAGCCTTTTCACCTTTTATTAAAATAATATGAGTTCTTTCTGCTCTAATTAATATCCAGCTTTTGCCACCTTTCGCAGTGTATTCTTTTGCCCATAAAGATTGATTTAATTTAAATCCTATTGCGATACGTTTTTTTGGCCATTTATCAATGTATTTTAATTCTATCCATCCAGATTGACCATCTTTTATATAATGAATATCTGGCATGCCTTTCATAACTTTATTTTCAACACGATACATTTTTAAAGGCAACTTTTTTCTTATTAATGCCCAGAAACTTTTTTCACTCATTCTTTTCCTCCATAAATAAAGAGATTGGATCTTTTGTAATAACATCAGCGATATTCTTTTTGTCTCTTAAAGCTTGTATTATTTTACTATCTACAGACTTCCTAGTTTCTATGTCGATATAAGTAATATTATTCTTTGTTCCTATCCTATGGCAACGATCTTCTGATTGCATTCTTTGCTCTAGATCAAAACTATTAGAATAATAAATAGCATAATCGGCAGCAGTTAAAGTTAAACCTATTCCACCAGATTGTGGATTGCCAATGAAATATTTTATTTTAGGATTGTTCTGAAATGCAGTGACTGCAGCTTCCCTAGTGTCCGAATCTATCCCACCATGATAACTTACAGCTAGATTCCCAAGTTCGCTTTCTATGGCTTTTAAATCGGCTTTAAAGCGTGCCCAAATAATAACTTTAGAATCTATATCACTAAGTATTTCTTTGAGTGCTTCTATTCTAGGATTTTTGCTGTCTATAGGTTTTGTTTCATGCTCTGAAGGAAACCATCCACAAAGTATCTGTTGCATCCTTAATAGTCTTGTTACTGCTTCTGGTGCAGATAATTCTTGACCCTCAAATTCAGCTATAAAAGATTTTTTAATATTATCATATAATTTCTTTTGATTAGCAGTCATCTCAACATAATATCTTTGATAAATTTTATCAGGAAGATCTAAGCAATCTTTCTTTAAAACTCTAAAGCTATGACCTTCTATGTTTCTTGTTAACTCTTCTAAATTATTATAAGAAACAACTTGTCTATTTTCAAAACCACCCATAATACAATATCTGGCTCTAAAAGAATAAAAACTGTCATAACCTAGTATTTGAGGATTTAAAAATTTAAACTGTGAGTAAACATCTTCAGCACCTTTAGTGACTGGAGTTCCTGTTAGAATTCTTTTGTACTCTGATGATTTACCAAACTTTGTTATCATTTTAGTTCTTTTCGCTCCTGGACGTTTAATCCTAGAACTTTCATCAACCACTAACATTATTTTACCACTTACCAATATTCTATTAATAAATTCGACTGCTTTTTTACTTACAAAAGCTTCAACATTAAAAGTGTATATTTTCAAATCCATAGTTGATGCGATGATTCCATTAAATTCTTCTATTCTTTTCTGACTCATGCCAGCTGTGTAATAAAAAGATTTATAAGGACACCAATCGGGCATATGGGTTTCTATTTCTTTAATCCAGTTCCTATGTACTCCATTAGGAGCAATAACAATTAAAGAATTGATTCTTCCTTTGCTATATAAATATGCAGCATTATCTATGATAACTTTTGTTTTTCCAGTTCCTTGTTCCATAAGTAAAGCAAATTCTTTTTTATCTCTACTCATGTAAAAAGCTTTTCTTTGATGTTCAAAAGGTTTTGTTTTAAATTTGAAATCATCGTTAGTTGGTAAAGGTTTTTCTTTGAATTTACGAGTTTCTTCTAAAGCTTTTAAATTTTCTATATATTTATCAAGTGCAGGAGCTGCACTTTTATCCCACTCAGCATTAGGAAAAAATTTATGTATTCTTTCTATATTAGCACCTGTTGGATCAAAAAGCAGATCCCGACCAATCCATCTTTTAAATCCTGGAAGAGAAGATAATTTTTCGAAAGTGTCACCTTCAAGTCTGGATTCAATAATGCAATATTTGCCGAAATCTGCTCTCTTGATAATCATTAGAAACGACTTCCACATATTGGACCAATACCAGCTTCAATACTAGCGTGATTCGTAAGAGTCCTGCCACAAGCACAACAACTTCCAAATTTGCGACCATAAGCAACTGCTTGCTCAAGAGGGTCATTGAGTATAACTTTCAATCTCTTGAATGTTTCCTGACGCCATAACTGATTCATTTTGATTGGTAAGAAATAACCACCATGCAACTTGCCAGCATATTCACCATCTACTTTAATGTAAACAGCACCTTTGTTAACACCATTATCTCCAGCACGAGAAAGAACTATGTCACCGAAACGTAACTTAGGATTGTTGATGCCGTCAGAAAAAGCATTGTCAAGAACTTCTTTGACTTTACGATAATCTACTGAATCCAAAGTCTTTTTGCCATTTTTTGAAATTTTCATAAGCATGGCAATTGCAGCACCTGTTTGCTTTTCAGAAAGTGTACCACGAGAATCATACTGATTTACTAAAGAAGCAGCAAAAGAATTCCAAGAAACAATTTCCCTCAAGGCATCAATTAAACCAGGATTTTCTTGGTCAAATTTTTTCACTTTTAAAGCTTTTTCATTTTGAATATGTTCTACTAAATCGATGTTCATAATTTTTTCCTTTCTAAAATTTATATATATACTCTATCTTATTTCAACAGAGAAGTAAAGTCTTTTTTTTGAATTAAGTGAAGAAAGAATCTTTTAAAAACAATCACTTATAATTTTTTTCGTTTATGATTAATTTTTCTGGTCTTTGCAGTGGTTCGCTTACCCATAATTTTTCTGAGTAAAATATATGGTTTCCTATCTTTTTAATAACATAAAAATTTTTTGCCCAATATGGAGTTATAGAATCATTGTGATAATAAGTTGCTTTTTCACCAACAACAGAAACTTTATTATTTATTAATATTTCAGCTAATTTTTTTGATTTTTCAAATGCTTGTTTTTCTTTAGGTGTGTTAGAATTTTTATCGCAATACCAACTAAAAGCACAACCATTTTTACCAGACTGTTTAACAACACCACAAATTGTATCTGGCCATTGTTCTGAAGCCACCCGATTAAGAGTGACTTCAGCGACTGCTATTTGTCCTTGGATTGGTTGATTTCTAGCTTCGAAGTAAATATTCAAAGCTAGACACATTGCTGCTGCACTAATCATTAGGCAACACTTTGTAAAGCAAAATCAAAGTCTAATTGCTTTTCGATTTGCTCAGAAAATTTAGGATTGTAAACTTCAAAGAAATTGTGAACAAGTTTTTTAGCCCAGTGATGAGATGCATCCATTGCTCTCCACTCAGGAACTTGATTGTCGATTGTTGTCCAATCACGAGTGTCGATAACTAAAACATGTTTTGTTATTTGAACGATGTAAACTTTACCAGACTCAAGATTTTCTTTAACAAATTTTCTAAGAACAGTTCTTTTTTTAGATTTGTGCCACTTGCCTTTTACACCTAACTCATGACAAGCTTTTTTAATATTATCATTGCTAACACCTTTACAATGACGCTTGCCACGTATTCCTTTAAGTATTTGGTATGCTGGCTCATATTGTATACCAGCAACAGTTGCAACTGAAAATGGACCACACCATGTAACTCTTGATTTTCCAGTCCAGTCAGTTATTAATCTTGTTTTTGGGTTATGCTTTTCCATTTTTATATTTCCTTTCTCAACCTTATATATACACTCTATCTTATTTGGCCAGAGAAGTAAAGCGTTAATTTCATTTTTTTAAAAAAATTTAAAGTTTTCTCCATTTATCTATGTTAAGCTTCCTAAATCCCTTTCTAATTTGACCTTTTAACAAATACCAATCACCAATTTTACCATCTTCAACTATTGGTTTTCCTAGCTTTGGATATTTCCATCTATCTATTCCTGCGAGGATTGGACCAGTATCATCCTCAAATTTCATGTTTAACCATAGATTATTAGTTTCAGCTCTCCTGCCACCTCTTTTAGCTAAATTGACAGCTTCATTTAAGTCTCTAAGGTTTTTCTCTACAAGCTTGCCGAAAACAACAAACTCTCCAGGATTATCAGCTTCTAAATTATGAATGTCTGTTATAGGTGTTTTAATATTATGAGCTGATGGATCTTTTTTAATATGACCAAATCTTCTTTCACATTCGAAAATATCATCGAATGGAGTCTCTCCCTGATCTAAAAGTTTTTCCTGACGAGGTGTTAAAGGTTGTGCAAATTTTCTTCTTTCTATAATATCTTCTGCCATTTTTGGACCAACACCTTTGATACCTATAAGTCCTCCGATCAACTCACCATCTTGTACAGACCAATTTAATTCTGATTTATATTTATCATATGGCTTATATCCTAATCCTTCTTTAACAACTTCTCTTAATAGTTTTACACCTTGATCTTCGTCTTTTACATTCCTAAGGCATGCTGCAGCAAACTCTAATGGGAAACGACTTTTCAAAACACAACACCAATAACTGACCAAGCCATAAGCAATAGCATGCGATCTATTAAATGCCCATGATCCCATTGTATTAATATTCTTCCATATTTTTATTGATTCGTCTTCTGGTATTCCTTGCTCTTCAGCACCAACTTTAAACTTCTTCCAATAACGATCAAAAAATTCCTCACCTAAAGATTTACTCATTGCTTTACGCAACTGAGAAACATCTTCCCAACTTAATTTACCAATGTCACGAGCAATAGTCATAACTTGTTCTTGATAAACAACAACACCAAATGTTACTTTAGTAATGTTTTCTGCCATTGGGTGCAAATATGTAATAGGCTCTTCACCTATCTTCCGTCTTATATATTTTGTTGTACCACCAGATGTTAATGGTCCAGGACGAGCCAATGCCGTTATGGAAGCAATATCCTCAAAATTACTTATTTTCATTTGACGTGTTAAAGATTGTAATGCATAGCCTTCAAATTGAAAAATGCCTGCATGCCTTTCTTTATTTAAGACATCAAAAGCTTTTTGATCTTCTAAAGGGAAATTAATAATTTTTTCTTTTGTCCAATTGACTTGCTCTAAAACATCATTTAATACAGAAAGTGTTCTTAATCCTAAAGCATCTATTTTTAATAAATTTAAACTTTCAGCATCGTATTTATCTATTTGTGCTGCACCAGTTTGAGCACTAACAGAACAATATTCACTCACTGGCTTTTCTGTTATTATAATTCCTGCTGCATGAACTCCAGAATGTCTAGCATGATTTTCCATTCTTTCTGCTATTTTTATTTGTGGATATTTTTTTAAAACTTCTTTGCCAATATCTAAATCATTAAATGTATCCATAATACACATGGCAGCACGAGCATCACCACCACTTCTTTCTATTATAGCACCTTTTAAATCATTGACTTCCCAAGCTGGTATTCCTAGTTCTTTAGCAACTTCAGTGATTGTGCTTTTAGCTTTGTATCTACTTACTGTTCCTAAATGGGCAACTTTTTCTGCACCATACTTTTGTCTTAAATATTCGAAAACCATCTCTCTTCTGTCATCTTGAAAATCTATATCTATATCAGGAAGATCAGCTCTGGTGATATCTATAAATCTTTCGAATAATAAATCAAACTTTATAGGATCTATATCTGTAATTCCTATTAAATAGCAAACTAAAGAACCAGCACTAGATCCTCTTGCTGGACCAACTAACATATGTTGTTTAGCATAATTAATCATATCAGCAATGACGTAAAAATAATCTTCGAAATTTTTACTTGCAATCATGTCTATTTCTCTTCTCAGACGATCCTTGTAAACTTTATTTTTTAGATCTATTCCTCTTGATTCTGCTGCATCTATGCACATTTCTTCTAATGTCTTGCTCGGTTGAAAAGATATCATTTTAGCAATAGGTAAATCAACATTACATTCGTCAGCAATTTTGTAAGTCATTTGCATTGCTTCATCTGGTATCCAAGGAACACAATCAACTAGCTCATATTCATTTAATAGGTGCATTGGTTTAGTTCTTTCTGTCCTATTCATTCCAACTAAAACTTCATAAGCTTTTTTATCTGTAACTTTTGGATAGTAATTATCTGAAGTTGCCACAAATTGAAAACGCTTATCTTTTGCCCAAAGAAAGCTCTTTTTACTTGTCATTGGATTTATCTCGAAATAAATATGCTTCTTTTTAGTTAAAGGTATTAACCCAACATTAGGATTAGTTCCTGTTAAAATAATTACGTTTTCAGATACTTCGAAAAGATCATAATAGCTTATTCTTGGTATATAATAAAAATTTTCTTTAGAAGTGCTTTTAGTTACAAGTTGATAAATCTCTGCCAAGCCTGAATTATTTTTTGCTATAAAAGCCATGTAATTTATTGGTTGCTTTGACCTTTCTTTTGCATCTTCAACAACACCTATCTCAACTCCGAATATTGGCTTTACATTTGCTTTTTTACAAGCATTGTTAAAAGCCACATGACCCCAAGTTCCAGCATCAGCAATGCCCATTGCCTCTCCTGCCAAGCCAACTAAATTATTTATTGGACCATATGCTTTTCTAAAAGAGTATTCAGTTCTGGCTCTTAAATGCAACATCAAATGTGTCCTTCTTTTTTATACCACTTTAATATTTCTATTGTTGCTTCTACATCAACTAAAGATCTGTGAGCACCTTTATGTTCTTTTCCAGTGATCTCTTTATATATTTCACTTAATTTACGCATTTTACCCCAAACACCTTGACCAACTTCAACTGTGCATATATGATCCACTGGCCAAGGAAATTTTGTAAGTTTATCTATTCTTTCTAATTCGAATCTTAAAATCTTTCTATCAAAAGGTAAATTGTGTGCAGCCATTGATGTTTCGCCAAGAAAGAATTTACATAAATCTTTATAATAATAAATAAAAGGTTTTTCTTTTTTTAAATCTTCGTCACTAATGCCTGTTATTTTACTAATTTTAGGATCTAGGTTGTGTCCAGGATTACACATAAATTCTAACCTATCATATTCTTCGAAATTACCATCGGTAAATCTTATTGCACCGAACTCAATTATTCTAGGTTGTAAATCTAAGTCTGAGCCTTCAGCTTTAGGCAATCCTGTTGTTTCTAGATCAAACACTATCATCTTTATTTATCCTGACTATAAATTTCAAATCAACTCCTAATATTGGCTTCGTATTAAAAATTACATAGTTGTAAGATCTCTTGCCTGCGATTACAGGATTAGTATGAGATTCTGTAAAAACTTCTTGAGCTACGATTATATTTCTATCTTTAAAAAACTTTCTCCATTTTAATAATTCTTCTGCCGAACAATGCATTCCTAAATGGCTGACTGTGTTCCTTTCTTTAGATATTTGTAAACCACCAGTTTCATCAACCCAATTTTTTCCAGAAGTATAATTTAAAATCTCGAATTCTTTACCTGCAAAGATATCGTAATTAAAAGATAAATTTGCTTCATTCTTAACGTCATGTTCTCCGAACACTGTGCCAGATGCAACAACATGGTCTTCAGCCCATTCAACTGCACCAATTTCTTTTAAAAGCTTTTTTGCAGCGATAGGATTTTTTGGGCAGATAGCGATTTGTTCTATAGTAAATTTCATTTTAAGCTCCATATGGTAATATGCATCCACTTAAATAGCGATGATGCTCTTTTGATTGAAGTAGAAAAGCAACAAACTCTGCTACTTTTTCTGGTGGGGTTTCTTTTCCTGTTAATAATCCATTAAGCTGATAATTTTGAGCATATTTTTTTGTCCAGCCACGAGTCTTAACAACTTGATTATCTATTGATTCACTCATACCAGTTCCTGATAATTTATTCGGTGCTATCCCAAAAACTGTTATTTCATATTTTTTAGTCAACTCACGAGCTAACTGCAAAGTCATAATATGAGCTGCACCTTTAGATGCATTGTAAGCCAGTGAACAAGTCATAGGCATGTGGGCAGCATTACTAACAATGTTAAGAACAGTTCCTTTGCTTTTTATTAATAAAGGCAAGCAAGCTTTAGTCATCATGTATATGCCTTTTGCATTCGTGTCCATAACTTCATCCCACATATCTTCCTCAAAATTTTCTAGCCAGTCTATTAAATTAATTCCAGCATTATTTATTAATATGTCAATAGATGGGAATGCAATTGAATTAGTTTTCCGAATATCAAAGCCATCTTCTAAATTATAACTATGAACTAAATGACCTTGATTAGTAAGTTCTTCTTTCATAGCTTTGCCCAAGCCTTTGCCAGTGCCTGTTATTAAAATATTACTCATCATTATTTCCTTTTATTAATGATTCAACCATTGCTGCATAAACTGCTGCATCGTGAATTGAATCTTTGTGTTTCAAACCATTATTAGCAAATCTTGTAATTTTTACAACCATTAATTCAAACAAGTGCCAAACATTATAATCATCAACAGTTTTAAGATTGACACCTTTGGGGAATAAAGCCACCATGACTTCTCCAACAGTTTTATAGTTGTCGCCATAAACTTTATTTCTCTCCCTAAAAGTTTCTGCCATATCTTCGAGTATTTTTGCTGCATCTTTATTCATTTTCTCTTTTCCCGTCTTGAAATGCTTTTTCAATGTCGTCTTCATAATTATTCGCTTTATCAAAAAGCTGTTCTAAATCTTGCCTTTGTATAGAAGTAACATCGAACAATCTTGCTATCTTTTTCTCATTAAGCTCAATATCATTTCCTCTTATCCTAATCATTAAAAATCTCCTCTCGGAGCACAAGTTACATTGATAACAATAGGAACTCTGCCAGAATCAGTTTTTATATTCGTTTTATTTATAATGGATCTCAACCCATTACTTCTACAATCATTTATTGCATTTATAACTTCTTCTCTGTCCATCTGGTAAATTTCTTTATGATGAACAATTTCTACTTCATCTTTGCTTGAGCAACCTATTAACATAAAAAGTGCGAACAGCAAAAGTAATGCCACAGCGTATTTCATTTTGTTCCTTTCTCATTTAAAATTTATTTCTTTTTGTAAAATATTCCTAAAAGTTTTTTTATTCTTTGCCAGATAGTTAATTTACTATTTTGTTCATGAAAGCTTTCTACAACAGCATCTGGTTGTAAAAATTTATCAACTTTTGACGCAAGCTTCGCACCAGATAAATAATATTTTGATGGTTTTCTTTTATTAATTATATATCTAATAGTTCTTCTTTTAACACCCATTTTTTCTGCTGTCTTATCTCTGTCACCTTTATATTTTTTATTTAAATGGTGTACAACGTCAACAAAATCTTGATCGTATTTTTTCATAAACATTACTGCCTCATTTGTTTAAAGGTTTCGCCATTGAAGGTGCTGCCCATTCTTTAGGTGTAAGAAATGCTTCTGCCCATGGATGAACAGCAACAACTTCTTTTACCATTAATTTAAACACCTCTTGATATTCACCTTGAGCTCTCGGAGATAATCTAGATTTTGCCATCTCACTTAAAGTTCTCAAATTGAATTTTGCTACAATATTCGTATGAATATTTGTTGGTAATATTCCTCTTGCATCTTCTGCTGGGATGCCTAAATTTCTAAGCTCTTGATATTTATCATTTATCATTCGCATCGCATCATCATATATTATATTTGCAGTTTCATCTTTATATATTCTATCAGGAGTATAATACCCAAATCCTTGCATGTCAACAGTTCTTTGAGACTGCTGGGCATATGAACCTTGACGAGTCCTAACAAACTGATGTGTAAATCCTCTTGTAACGTCTTTTACATCAAAAGTATAGTCAATAAATTCCCAAGACGATCTAATTGTATTAAGCATATAGTCTAGTTCTGATTGTTTCTTTTCATCATCCCAAGCTGATATTTTACTGTAAGCATCTTCGTCATTCATAAGTCTAGTATTTTTTGTAAATAATAAAAGATTAACAGCATCTGAAGTTGCGTTTATTAATTTAACTCTCATTTTAGTTCCTTTCTAATTGTTGCATTAGCCGATTGTAATTAGAGTCAATAAACTTTTCTATGTGTTGGCAGTCTTCAACAACATCATCTAGCAGCAATTGTCTCCAAGTTGCAAAACGACCTAAAGAATAAATATTATACTTAGTGGTCATTTCGTAAATAAATTGTTTTCTTAAAGCTTCGTTTATTGGTTTAATTTTTCCATACTTTTGATGAGATTGTTCTAGCTCATTAATCTCAGTTGCCCTTATTCCAAAATCCTCATACAAAACATTAAATATGTGTGGTCCAATCATTTCTGGTGGCTCTATAATAAATTCTGATATAACAATGTTGCCAATAATTGATATCCTATAATATGGAGTTAATGGGTCTGGATAATAAATAGTTTGATAAACATTGCAATCTGGTTTAGATAATTTCCCTTTCTGAGTCCATATTTTTTTAGAATCAAATTCAGGTATGTCTTTCCAACCAACTATTTTCATAAGAGCTGGCATTGGTATGGTTGATATGGTTGGGACTTTATTTTCGTTTAGATGTTCTATAGCTTTCATATCTAAATGAGATTCTTTATATATATGACAATTTTTAGCCATCATATTAATAAGTTCCCATGGTGCTATATATCTTTCAACAGGGTCAAGGTTGTTAATAGATCTACTTAATATTGAGTCTGTAACTTTTTGCGAATACAAATTACTCAAAAATAAATTCGGTTCTGTAATTATCTTGCCATCATATTTTATAGCTTTTTGAACTTTAACTTTTTTAAAAGGTATTGCACAAGCTGTCCCAACTTTATCAGTTCTGAATCTTAAAAGAGCACCATGATTATTAGGAAGCTTTTTTTGAGCTTCATGTAAGGTTGGCTTAAATCTTCTAAACATATTGCCTGCTAATAATCCTGCTAGTCCTGCACCAAATATATTCATTAAAAATCACTCCTCGATACTTGCAAACAAGTTAATCCTTTTTCTCTCCACATGTCAACAACAGAGTTTCGGTCTTCTAATACAAACCAAATATCCTCGATGTCAAAATGAATTTCAAATAGTTTAGATTTACAATCTTGGTCTGAAGAAAAATCACCTTCTGGTCTCATTAGCAATTGATCAAAAGGTATTTTATTTTTGTATAACCAAAGTGCTGTATCACGACGACAACTCTCATCTCTAGCTGTCATCACAATAACTTCAACAGCATCAGAATGTAAATTTCTAATTATCTCGCAAACTTTTTCAATAGGCTTATCGTTTATGCCTGCTTCATTAAAAGACTTATAATCTTTTTCTTTATAAAGATGAACTCTCTCAGAATAGTCTGAGAGAGTGCCATCAAGATCACATAGGATTACAGTTCGATTAGACAATTTCAACTCTGCCTTTTTTCAAGTCGTGTGCAAGATCTTCTCTACAACCACCAGGATTGCTACCATGATCAGCTGCGAGCTTTACAAACTCTTCATAAGAAATTGTTCCGTGACCTAAAAACAATTGAAAGTTATTCCAAGCACGAGTGCCTTCTTTTCTAGGATTCCAATCTACTAAACAACGGATCTTTTTATTAGCAAACTGACCTCGTGGTTTAGAAACTTTCGGTCCAGATGTAGGAACTTTTTCTTTGTATAGTTCCATCTCGTCCCAAGCTTTTTTGAAAACTTGATCTGATTTCTTTTTAGCTTCATCCATTTGAGCTAAAACTTTTTGATTGTATTCACCTGAATCCCAATTAGTTTTTGTAAGTGGTGTTTCACTTATAAGACTAAATAATCTTTTAACACCAGTTTTTCTATCAGCAAATCTTTTAACTTGCTTAGGAGATACTTTGTTGAAAACATCTAAAACTTTATTAGTTGTCATATTAGGATTTTCTAAAAGCTCATCGGCATTATCAAATACTGCCATGCCGTTACCATGTTGTTTAGCAACATATCTGCTAACATAAGCATTAACATTAAGACTTTTTAAATCAATTGTAAAAACTTTATTCATATTAAATTTCCTTTCTCAAATAAAACAATAAAATTATTCTATCTCTTTTTTATAAAAAAGTAAAGTATTTTCTTTCTCTTTAAAAACAATGACTTACTGATTATAAAGAAAAAAACTTTAATCCTCTCGGTCTTATAAGATACAAATTTTCTTTTGTACGAGTCAATGCAACATACCATACTCTATTCTCCTCATCTGTTCCTAAACTGTCCCAACTTAATTTACCCATATCAGTAGCCAATACAACATTATCTGCTTCACCACCTTTACTTTGATGGATTGTTGAAATAGTTATTCTTGGTTTACTTTTAAAATTTTCTCCATTCCTCATGCAAGACCTTAAATATTCTCTCTCGTCTGGTGCTATTCTTCTTAACATCGTCATCCAATCAAAACCTTTAAACGATTCTTTTGAACAAATGTGCTCATAATTATATGAATCTCTTTTTTCCAATCTTACTTTAAAAGCAAAAAAGTTTATTAAATTTTTAGCATCAACCATAGATATAGATTCATTTTTGCGTATTTTTTCCCAAGACACTATGGCTTTAGTTTCATCGCTATCTAAAGAACTTTTACCATTGTAATTATACGCATAGCCTTGTTGCCTTACAATTTTTTTAAATCTATTTAATAAATATTTACTACGAGCCATACAAAGCCAAGTTCCCTCTCCACCAAAGTCGATATTATTTTCTTCAGAAACATAAATCACTCGACCTTTTTCTAATCTAGATTGCCATGGTTTTACATATCTTTTCCTTATTCTTTTTACAACATCAGTTGCTAATTTATGAACTGACATAGGAACTCTAAAAGATTGTGGAAGTATTCTTTTGTCACCTTTCAAATTTAAAAATTTATTTACATCAGCTCCTGCCCAACCAAATATAGCTTGATCATCGTCACCTGCTATATAAATTTCAGAAGCTTCTGAAGATGCTTTTATTGCCATGCGATATTGCAAAGAACTTAAATCTTGTGCTTCATCAATTATGCAAACATCTATTGGTAATGGTTCTATATATTTTTCTAGCATGTCTGTAAAATCTAAAAGACCATTTTGTTTTTTGTAAATTAATAAACTTTCAGCATATTGTTTTACTGCATGCAATGTTAAATCATATTGGTTGCTAATACTATATTGATGTTCAATAGATCGAAGACCAACTCTAGCCAAAGATTCAATTCGTGAGCATTTATCTCCTAAACCATCCCCAACATGTAATCCTAAATCTTCATCATAAATACCTTTAAATTGTATTCCTAAAGCTTTGCCGATTTTACGATAATGAATATCACCCATGACTTCATCTCTTTGCAATCCTAATCTTTTAAAAGCAAGAGAGTGCAAAGTTCTGAAAAAAGGAAAACGATCAGCATCAAAACCAAATTGCACCATAGCTCTCTCCTGAGCTTCGTTTGCAGCCTTCCTTGTAAAAGCAAGATAAGCAATTCTTTCTGGTGGTACTTTTCTTTTTAAACTGCTTTCAACAATATTAAGAAGTGTTGTTGTCTTTCCTGTTCCTGGTGGTCCAAGAATTATCTGTACGTGTCTCAAACTTATTCCTTTCTAAATCTTCCCTCAGTCTTCTTTTTATATAATTATAATATGACTCATGACAATAATGGTTTTCACCTTCTATTATTTCTTTAAAACATTTAGAGCAAATCATCATTGATATTCGCCATTAAATTTTTTAGCTTTTTGATAAACCAATACAAAAGCACCACAATTATTACAAGACAAATTTGTTACAATATCATATTCCTCATTTTCTTCTGATGAATGGTCGCCACCCCAAATTAATTTTTCTTTACAAACATAACATTTCATTCGAACATCTCTCTTACATTTTTCATGTCTTTAATCCTTTCAACTACAATTTTTTCATTACAAGCATTGCAGCATCTATCAGGATATTTAAAAGCTGGTTCTGGATTATGACTATCCATGATGTTATATATTTTAGTTCCACACATGCAACAAATAATTGGCTCTATTAATTTTCCTGTCATTTAAAAATCTTCCATTACTTCACTAGGTATATCAAGAGAATCTTCTTCGTCAAAAAATTCTGGTTCTGGTACTGACCATACTTTAACTGGTTTTCCTTTAATGCGAAAGGTTTTTCTATCACCACCTAAAGATCTAAGCCAAGACCAAACTTGATGTTGGCTAGGAAAACGAAATCTTCTTGCTTCTAGATAAATAAATAAATCTTCTGACCTAAAATAAACTTTGCCCTCATCTGAATCATGCCATGGTTTGCCATTCATAATTTCATCTCTTTGTCTAGCTTGAACTTTACCTGTCAAAAATCCGTCTAGAACTTTTTCAAATTGACCTTGTGGAGAAGCATCATCTGGATCTATAACTATCTCTACACTTTGCAACAACTCATTTATTCTTTTCTCCCATTTAGGTGCTGGCATAGTGCTGGGACATTTGTTAAGTTTTTCTACGCAAATTTTCTGTAGTTGTTTCTGATCTAATAATTGAGGTGTTGTCACTTCTATTCTCTCACCTTGCATTTCTATATACCAACGCACTGATTGTCTATTTTCAGTTTCGTACTTTGTAATGGCATCCACTTCTAAAGCTAAACCACCACCAATACCACCGATGCCATAGCTTCTTTTCATGCATTTAGATTTTTCACAATAATTACAGAGAGGTGTTTGCTTGCATGTATAAGCATAATCTTTGCGACTCACTGCTTTGACCAAACCATTGACTTCTGAAGATGGTAAAGGTTCACTGACATGTTCATAATTAAATTTCATTAAATCTTCTTGCCAGTCGTCTGGATTCTTTTTTCTAAAATATACACCGACATTAAATAAAGAATTATTCCTGCCACCTTCTGGAAAACCCATTGTCATAATATGTTGTAAACAAGGTGGTCCATCGCTAAAATTATCAACCAAATTTAAATTTAATTTTTCTAGTTCCTCATAATTGGTTCTTTTCTTTTCTGCTAATTCAATAAATTCTTCTAGTTTTAATTTTTTACCTTTGTGAATTGCGTACCTTTCAGTCTCATTGCCATTCCAATAACATAAATTAATCCAGTTTCCACGATCTCTATCATTGGCTCTAGATATCTGTTTAGGAAATATTTCTGAACCACCATAACCTAGTTGTGCAGCAAACTCATTTAATTTAGTGACCATATCAATTGCAGGAATGCTAGGATTGCAAAACATGTACAAATGAGCACCACCACTTTTAGAACGACAAAGAACCAATGGCAGTTCTCTAATTTTCTTTTCAAGACTTTCCAGTGTTTCATTTAACTTTGCTTCACCTCTAATGTCAACATCAATAAGTCCAAAATGGCAACTGTTATCTATTAATAAAGGAATGATTCCTAAAATATATTCACCACCATTAAGATGTTCTTTATAATTTTTTTCTGTAACAGGCTCGCTGACTGTAACTGCTCTTCCCGATAATTTTCCATCGGCTTCTTTTTTATTTACCCTGTATTGACCATGTGCAAGTTCATATCCTTGAAAAAGCTCCATGAATTTTTTTACTGCCATATTAAATCCTTTCTAAAGCGAGCCATCAGAAACAGGCCAGAAACTGATGGCTCTCGCAATGCAAGTTATTGTACAGATTACATTGCTTCATCTTCAGCAGGAGTATCAGGAGCAACTTTTACATCACCACTTCTTACCTTCTTACTGAATTCACGTGCTTCTAGATATAGATCTTGACCATTAGATAATTGTTTTAATATGCCACCACTCTTAGCATCATATTTCATTTCAATTTCCCAATTAAACCAAGAACCAAAATCATTTTGCTCTGGGATTGTTTTTAATTTATAGGCTGTCCAGAACATAGCAGGATTTATAGTACCTTTCCCTTGTGGGTGAGGGATTTGCAATCTATTAATCATAGAGTTCCATCTTTTTGATTTTTTTAAACCTGATGAGCTCATAGAAACGATTGCTGGACTAAAAGTATCATCATCTTCGATTACATAAACGAAATATTCTGCTGTCAAAGATAAAGTGTTTTTATTTTCATTATTTATTAAAGCACCTTTTTCATTAGCTTCGAACTGACTTATGTTGGCTGGCTCTAAACCATGATCAGCAACAAGCTTTCTTTCAGCTGTCCATTCTATAAATGTTTTGCGATAACTTACAGGAACAACTGTTAAACCTTTTGAACCATCCGTTATGTTGCCAGAAACATTATCATAAATATGTCCAGCTTCAGCACCTTTAACATAACCACCATCAGCTTTATTTACTTCTGGAGATTGTGCTTGTAGTATTTTAAGACGTGGGATGAGTAAATCATCTTGTGTCATATTTTTTAAAGATGCGTCTGCATCTTCTATTAATATAGAAGCGTCAAAAGTTACAACTTCTGTTTTTTCTTGTGTACTTGCCATTTTAACTTCCTTTCACAAAAATAGCTTTTCTTCCAGTGAATACCTTGAAAAGATCATATGGTATCTCTTTGCCGTCTTCAACTCTTTCTTTGAGCAGAGCATTAAGCTGACCATGATGAACTCCAACAGCACGATTGTAGAAGATATTTTTTTCACGCAACTCATTTACAAACTCATTACATTGTTTATCTTCTGTCTTACTAAATGGGACAGTCACATTGCTTTTTATTAGGTCGCCATGATTATTATCTCGCAGCCAATCTAAACATTGCTTCTGCCTCATCTCCAAATCCAATTTGTCATCGCCTTTTGCTTTTTCTATCGCTCCATTAGATGGGATTGAACCTGAAAGGATTTCTTTTATTTCACATTTAGTTCCATTGGATAATGTAAAATCTCTACAGTTCAGCTCTTGCATTAAATCAGGTAATTCATGTTCAGCTAAATTTGTGAAATCCCACTTCTTTTTCTTCAACAAGTCTTCAAGCTCTTTGATCTCTTTTAGTAGATCATACATCTTTTGACCCATATCAGTAATAGCACCTAAAGAATTTGATGCAGGTGCAACATCATCAAGTGGATTTATTGTCATCACTTTCCTTTCTCATTTCTAGGGCAACAGGCATATACCAACCTTTACGTCGATCTCTGTCACCTTCTTCTATATTTCGCTCCCATCTTAAGACACGAACGATTGGGGAGTTCTCAGAAGCAATCATGCATACAATCATAACTGCAATTGGGTCTCCACCTCCTGGCCAAAGGATATAATCCTCTGAACAAAAGTTTTTCATAATTTGCCTAGCTTTTTGAATTGAAGGACTGGGCAAAAATTGTGGTTTGTCATTATTTTCAAAAACAACTTCTAAAGAACCATATCGAGAAGCATCAGATAAATCTGGTGTCCAACCGAACTTATTAACTTTTGGTCTATTAACTAAATAAACTTTTGCCATCGCATTCCTTTCTCAAATTTAGAAAATTATTTTAATTTATTTTTTTTAGTTAGTAAAGCTCTAGTTTTTTTACGAACATTAAAATATTTCGCTTTTGGTATAGGCTTTAATTTAAATTGTTCTTTGATTGAATTTTTAGATTCCATCATACTTCAACCATCGGCAAAGCATCATAAGTTTTAAAAGGAATATCTAGCCATCCCCATAAACCTTTGTCATTTAATAAAACTTTAACTCTCATTTCTACATCATTGTGTACCAATGCGAAAACAATCGGGAATATAGTTTCTTGAGATCGTTTCATAAAAGATTTTTTATTTAATGTTCTATTGCGATTAGTTTTAATTGCGAAATTATTTGCTCTGCGCAAATTTTCTTTTGTAAATACTTTATAACTATTCATAGTTTTCCTTTCTTATAACTTTTTTAGGATCAATGCTAAGTTGCTGAACCAATTCTTCAAGATAATTATAATTATCAGATGAAAATTTATAATTACTTTTACTTAATATTTTATAAGTACAACCATGAGAGTGTGCGAACTCATGTAATAAATTCTCATTTAAGTTTTTTTGTTCAATTTTAGCTATATACATTTTTATTCCTTTCTAACTGAATTAATTAACCTTAATTTATTTTTTCAAAAAAGTAAAGTTTTTTTTGCGTTACCAGTCTTTCTTATTTAAAACAAGCAAGTTACCAAAAAACCATCGTTACCGATCAATGAGCTTTTTGATAGACGTCAATGGTTTTTAATTTATTATATAGGGAATATTTTTTAATAAAAAAATAATAAAAAAATTCTTACCTTTTGCGGTTACTCGGTAACGAAATGCTGCTTATATTAATGTTTACAATCGTTTATTAAAGTTACTTAATCTTAAAATAATTGGTAACCGAAACCAGTGGTTGGGTTAAGTCATTGTTTTTAAAGGAATCTTTTTTTAATAAAATCAAAAATAATCCTTTACTTTTGAAACAAAATAAGATAGAGTATATATAAGGTTGAGAAAGGAAGTGAAAATGTCAAAAGGAATAAAAGGTCGAGGAAGAATCCACTCTACTTCTAGAAAGTGGGAGAAGTCATTAAAAAAGAATGGCAATAAAAAAGTAAGACAGCAAGGCAAATCATTTTTGAGAAAGGAAATATAAATGAATATAACAGCAGCAAAAGGATTATTTTTTATACAACACTCTTGGTTGTTTTTTGCAGGAAGAGACGAATGTGGTTCTGATATACATCACGAAGGTTATTGTGTACAAGCAGAAGATTCTAAAGGTTATAGATGGAATCATAATAAAGTTTTTCTACTTTCAGATTTTATTAGAAAAGCTGAAGGAGATACAACTAAAGCTAGAGATTTGCTTGAGCAAACAATGAGTGTTTTAGCTGATAAAATGAAATTACATACTGATAATGGTGGAAAGCTTAACGAGTATCTTTGGGAAGAAGATGAGCCAAGTTATGGATCAGTAGCTTATTGCGAAGCTTATGGTTGTTAATTCGTACTGATGAGTGGTGGGGTTGCTCCCCACCCGAAACCGAAAGGTCTGCGATAGCAAATTTAGAAAGGAATTAATTATGAATAACATGAGCAATAATATCGTTTTTGATTTAGTCAATGAACTAGCTGCATTGCGAGCTGAAAAAGAAAAAATTAACAATGCTGAGAAATGTATTGTTACAACTCTTAAACATTTAGGTGTTGGCGTTTATCAAGGTGAAGAGCATAAAGCAGTTGTTTCAGAAGTGACAACTGAAAGATTAGATATGAAAGCTGTTAGAAATAAATTGTCTCCTCAGTTTATGAGAGCTCACACTAAATCTTCTACAACTTTAAAAATAACTTTATCTGGTTACAACAAATGATTAATCCATCAGATCCAAAAGTTCAAGCAGTTTTTCTCAAGGGACATCTTAAATTGTTGTCTCTTGGGATGAAAAACTCTAGAATGTCTGGTAAGGACATTCTTAATGCAGCTACAAAAATAACAGGAAACAAATACAAAAGAGGTCAATACACTTTGGCTCTAAAAGATTTGGAAAGGTTTACAAATGCATGATATAGATATTTATAAAAAATTGATAAGAGGTTTTCAAGAAAGCGATCCTAAAAAATTAAAATTTATTCTTGGAGACAAAACTAAATTAGAATATCTTAATGGTCTGAAAGATAATATGTACACTGACATATGTGATTGGCAAAGATGGTATTCAAAATTAAATACATTGATTGATAAAGAAAAATGATTGAGTTTTTATTTAAATTTATTTTTGTATCTTTTTTAAGTTTAATGTTTACTTTTGTAATAATTAATTTAATATTAGGTTGTGATTCTTGGAATCCAGAGCTATGGAATGAGCAACATAGCTGTGTTCCTCCCTTTCAAATGCTCACTGGTAGTAAGTTTTCTCCATGACTTGCTAAATAACTTAGACCCTCAGATAAAAATGAGGGTTTATTTTTTTTAAAAATAGATTATAGTTAATTTACAGTTGACCACTGAAAACAAGGTTTATGAGAGGAAAATAATGGTTTCAGACAAAGGAAAGAAAGTTCAAGTGCAAAGACCAATCAACAATGGTCGCAATGTTAAGCCAGAAAAGTGGGATGGCAGGTTTAAATCTGTTGAAGCTTTAAAGAATCAAAAGGTTGCACAACCAAGACAAAAAAGATATCAAAAGTGGAATCATCCTGCAACAATCAACTGGATTATGGGACAAGCAGATCCTGTAGGATTTCTTGCATCTGTTATGCATGGCAAAGAAATGTTTCCTGTTTATTCGCAAAGTGATGATGGTACAGTTCAAAACATTGGTAAGATAGGAGCAGACCCTGAGCTCAGAGTTATGGCTGCAAAAACTTTATTAGGCAAATGTGTTCCTGATTTAAAAGCAGTTGAAGTAAAAGCACAAATAGAAGAAAGAAAAGTTTTAGACATAAGTAGATTGACAGATAATGACCTCACCACAATTGAAAGAGTTCTTGAACACGCTGTCGTTGAAGGAGATCAAATCGGAGAAGATGAAGAGATCCTTCAAGGAGTTTATCAAGAACAGTTGGCAGACGATTGAGCCTGGAAGAGATTTCCATGACAACTGGCACATTGATGCAATAGCTGAGCATTTGCAAGCTGTCGTTGAAGGAGATATTAAAAGATTAATTATTAATATTCCTCCTAGACATATGAAATCTATTTCTGTTGCTGTTGCTTTACCAGCATGGACTTGGTCTAAATGCCCAGAGAAACGATTCTTGTTTGCATCTTATGCAGGATCTTTATCGATTCGTGACTCTGTAAAGTGTAGAAGATTAATTGACAGCAGATGGTATAAAGAATATTTTGGCGATTCTTTTGAGCTGACAACTGACCAAAATCAAAAACAACGCTTTGAGAATAATAAAACTGGGTATAGAATAGCAACATCTGTTGATGGTGCATTAACTGGTGAAGGTGGAGACATTATTGTTATTGACGATCCGCACAATGTAAGAGAAGCTGAATCTTCTACTGTTAGAGAAGGAGTTCTTGAATGGTGGGATCAAGCGATGCAGACCAGACTTAACGATCCAAAGACAGGTGCTTTTGTAATTATAATGCAAAGAGTTCATGAAAACGATTTAACAGGACACATATTAGCGAACGAAAACGATGAATGGGATCATTTATGCTTACCTGCTCGATATGAAATCGGGCATCCGTCACCAACCAAGTCAAAATTGTACTTCACAGACCCAAGAACAAAAGAAGGAGATCTGTTGTGGCCAGAGAGGATTGACGAGAAAACTTTACAGAACTTGGAAAAGAGTCTGGGGTCATATGCCTCAGCAGGTCAGCTGCAACAAAGACCAATGCCCAAAGGTGGTGGTATTTTAAAATCAGAATGGTGGGTGCCATGGGAAAATAGTCATCTCCCAGAAATAGAATATGTATTGCAATCTTACGATACAGCATTCAGCACTAAAGAAAAAACTTCTTATTCTGCTAGAACAACATGGGGTGTGTTCAGGAAAGATGGCCAAATAAATGCTTTAGTTTTAGAGATGTGGTATGATAGAGTTACATATCCTGAGTTAAGAAGAATCGCACAAGACGCTTATGAAGACTATGAGCCTGACGCTGTGTTGATAGAAAAGAAAGCTTCTGGCCAAAGTTTGTTGCAAGATTTGCGCATGGCAGGTGTGCCAGTTATTGAATATTTACCTGATAGAGATAAGGAAGCTCGTGCTCATGCATCGTCTGCTTTACTAGAAGATGGAAGAATTTACTTTCCATCTAACAAAAAATGGAGTAAAGATTTAATAGACATCTGTGCAGCATTCCCAGCAGGTGATAATGATGATATAGTTGATACATGTACGCAAGCATGGTTAAGGTTGCGAAAAGGTTGGTTTGTTACTCATTCTCAAGACGATAGAGAAGATGAAAATTACGAAACGAAAACAAGGATGACATTATATGGTTGAAATACCTTTTGCCGAAGGATCACCACCAGATGATTTAAAAGTTGAAGAAGTAGGTGATGATGTATTGATAGGCGACCCAGAACTTGATATTGTTGAAGAAACTGAAAGTTCTTTTGATGAAAATTTAGCTGAACAAATAGATGAAAAAGAATTAAATAGAAAAGCTTCAGAATTAATTAAAGCCTATGAAACTGACAGAGAAGCTAGATCTGAATGGGAAGAAAAATATAAAAAAGGTTTAGAAACTTTAGATGCCGATGGTGGACTTGATGAAGGTGAAGATGAGAGAGCAACAAGAGGTCTAAGTGTTGTTGTTCATCCTTTAATTGCAGAAGCTGCAACTCAATTTAATGCTAGAGCTATTGCTGAATTGTATCCGTCTGGTGGACCAGTGAAAACTGTTATTGTTGGTGAGCCAACAGAAGAATCAGAGGATCAAGCTCGCAGAGTAAAAGACTTTATGAATTATCAGATCACTCAGGAAATGCCAGAATATTTCCCTGAACTTGATCAAATGTTATTTCATCTTCCATTAGTTGGACATACTTTTAAAAAGATTTGGTGGGATGTTAATTTAGATAGACAATGTTCTCAGTTTGTAAAAGCAGAAGACTTTGTTGTTTCGCCAGAGAGCAAAGACTTGCATACATCAATCAGATATACTCATGTCATTCGTATGCCGAAAAATGATTATGAAAGATATGTTGAATCTGGTTATTATTTACCAACTTCAGACCAAGGCAGTGATATAGATCCTTCTGGCAATACTGTAGGACAGATTGAAGGTGTTGATCAAGATTTAGATGAATCTGAAGATCATATTATTACTTTATTAGAAATGCATGTTTATGATTACTTTGATGAAGAAGAATCAGAAGTTGGATTGCCTTATGTTATAACAATAGATTATGACAACGATACTATTGTCAGCATTCGCAGGAACTGGAATGAAGAAGATGAAAAGAAATTAAAAAGAGAATGGTTTGTCAGTTATAAGTTTCTTCCAGGATTAGGATTTTATGGTTTCGGTCTTTATCATGTAATCGGTGGATTAGGCAAAGCTGCAACTGGTTCATTAAGAGCATTGCTAGACTCTGCTGCATTTAGCAATATGCAAGGTGGATTTAAATTAAGAGGAAGAGTCTCTGGTGGCGAGATGCAAGTCAATCCTGGAGAGTTTGTTGATTTAGACGCAACTGTTGACGATGTTAATAAAGCTATTATGCCTTTGCCATTTAAAGAGCCTAGTGGATCTTTGTTTAATTTATTAGGATTTATTGTTGAAGCAGGTAAAAGATTTGCAAATACTGCTGACCTAAATGTTGGTGACGTTAATCCGAATGCACCAGTCGGCTCTACAGTTGCCTTGATTGAACAAGGCTCAAAAGCGTTTTCTGCAATTCATAAAAGATTACATTATTCACAAGGTCAAGAGTTTAAATTACTTGCTAAGTTGTATGCTGAAAATTTAACTGAATCTTTTCAATTTGCTTTAGCAGGAGCAAGTTCTGAAATCTTCGCAGCTGATTTTGATGGCAGAGTTGACATCATACCAGTCAGCGATCCAAACATTTTTTCTAGCACGCAACGTATTGCTCAAGCTCAAGCCATTTTACAAATGGCACAATCAGCTCCACAATTGCATGATTTGCATGCTGCATATAAACGTATGTATGAAGCCATAAGGATTCCAAACATAGAAGAGATTCTAAAAGAGCCTCAAGAAGCTAAAAGAATGGATCCGATAGATGAAAATATGTCAGTGTTATATGGCAAGCCAATAAAAGCATTTGTCGAACAAGATCATGAATCTCATATTGCTGTTCACATGCAATTTTTACAAGATCCATCGTTAGCTGCAAATCCAGCATTAAAAAGATCGCAACCACTAATTGTTGCTCACATAGCAGAGCATATTGCCTTATTATATAGAAATAGAATGGAAGCAAGCATTAAAATACCAATGCCTGATGTACCAGATTTCAAAGATCCTAAATATGAAGGCAAAGATATCAGTCCTGATTTAGATAGATTGATAAGCCAGAGAGCAGCACAAGTTGTCCGACAAGCACCTCAAATGCAACAAATTGAAGCATTTAGGAATGCCCAGCAAAGACAACAGCAACAAAATCCTTTACAATATGCCCAACAACTTGCACAACTCGAAGCTCAAGCACTTAAAGCCAGAACACAATCTGAAATACAAGCAGACCAAGCAAAAGCTGCATCAGATATCAAGATTAAGCAACTTGAAGCAAGACAAGATATGCAAATCGATGCTGCCAAAGCACAAGCAGATCTTCAAGCTAAAATTGCAAAGTTAGAAGCTGACCTAAAATTAGAAAGAGAAAAGACAGCAGCAAAGATACAAATGGAAGCTATGAAAAATGCGAATAAGTGATGTATTAGCTTTAAATCCAGTTGATCCAAGTCAATTTGGAGGTATGCAACCACCTATGCAACAAGGAGCAGATCCTAGAATGCAACAGATGGTGATGCAAAAAATGATGCAAGACAAGCAAGCTAAAGATAGAAACTTTGGTGCTTTAGGTAATTTACTTGCATTTCTTCAACAAACAGGGAGAAGATAATGCCACATAATTTTGCACATTTTACTAATGAGATGGTGCCTTTTATTGATCAATTGCAAGCAGGTGAAATTACTGCCGACCAGTTTCGTCAAGCAATGCAAAATGTGGAAACTCAACAACAAGATATTGTCAATAATCCTATTATTGGATCTTCAGATTTTCAAGATCCACTGAACATGGGAACTAACACAGGTGCATTAAGTAATTTAACTGATAATACAGAAACAAATTTGTTATTAGGTGATAAACAAAGTGGTGGAGTGCAACTTCAAGATCCTAATCCGACATCAGTTGGCACTGATTACAGTCAACTTCAAAAAGGTTTGGGTGGTGTAGTTGCTCCAAAAGGTTATTATTTTGGTCCTGCTGATGGAATGTATAAATATGGTGAAGGACCATATGCAGATGAAACAAAAGCATATTTAGATTCTGTTGGAATGACATTTGATGAGTTTTCTGCAAGTCAACCACAATTAAGTGCTATGGATCCGAATGTACCAGAACCAGTTGCTGAAGATTTAGGTCCACATGGCAGTCCACAACCAGAGCCTACAAAAGTTTTTGGGAGTGATTATAGTTTAGAAAATCTAATTGGAGGACAAGTAGAGAGATTATATTTTAAAGATCCTGAAACTGGTAGAATGTATGATTATGATTATGATGATTTTGAGTTTGAATATGGTATTGCACCACCAAAAGATTTAACTGGAAACATACGAGAAGGTTTTGATAGCGATGAATTACAACTAATAGGAGCGATTGCCAAACCCAGTGGTGGAGATGACACAATTAGAGTGGACATAGATCCTACAAAGTACGAATTTGGTGGTAGATTTACTCCACAAGCATTGGAACAGCAAGCGATATCAGCACGTAGCAATGATAAATCAGATAACGATCTTTTTTATACTTATAATGGCAGAACATATGTAGATGTTAGTGGAACTGGTCAAGGCATTCCTGTTGGTGCAACAAATATTACAAGAGATCCTACACAATTAGATCTTGGTGATAAAAATCAATTAGTTGCAAAAGACGATCCAACAACTTACACTTCACCAGTTTTAGATAAAACATTTCAAGGTTATGTTGCCAGTGGAACAAGTTTAGATTCTGAAGGGAAAGTTATTACAGGTCAACCTGATGCGACTGATAGTTTTTTCGAATCTATTGGAACTAATGTGCCATATGATATTGGTGCAGCTTTTGGTTTTGATGATAATCAAAATTTTGTTTTATCAAGTCCACCATCTAATCGTTTTAATTTAGAACCATTTTTTAATCAAGCAGAATCACAAGGTTTAGAGCCTTTTGTAAAGTCACAACAAAGAGATACATTGCAAATGATTAAAGATGGTAATTTTTTTACAGCATTAGCAGGTGGTAAAAGAGTTGATGGTGATTTTATTTCTATAGATCAAATGTATCCTACTGCAACTGGAGTAGATGGTTTAAATCTTGTTTTAGATAAATTACAAGGTCAAGGTCAATTTGATGATGGATTAGGAATAGATCCTTCATTTCAATTAGATGCTTTTGATACTGATTCGGATTCACAAGTGTCATCCATTACTGGTGATGATGAAGGTACAGATCCTGACGAAGATGCAGATCCAGATGCAGATCCTGAAACACCAGAAGAAACAGACCCATTTACAGTCAGAGCTTTTAAAGGTGGTGGTCTTGGACCATATGCAACTAATTATATGTTTCAAAGATTCGGTTATAAACCACAACAAACTATTGATTTAAATTTAACTTATGATCCAGTAGAAAAATTATATTTCTTTGAAGATGGTAGTCCAGTAGATCCTAAATTTTTAGAAAACATGCAACTTACTAAACTTGATGAAGATGGCAATGTTGTTTATGATGATGAAGACAATCCAGTGACAATGCCCAAAGTAGTTGTAAACGAAGATGAAACAACCAGCGAGGATGAATAATGAAAGATCAAACTGCATTGATAGATCGAATTCTTAGACAAGGCAACGAAAGAGGAAGGTTTCCTAGTCTAAATAAAGATAATCCATATGGCAATGTTAGAGTTCCTCGTGAAGAACAAGAACAGATTAATGCCAGTGATATAAATTTAATTCAAACTGTTCAAAAAATATTAACAGATCCATTTCCTGATGCTAGTTCTATGCCAGGAGAGCTTATGGACATTTGGAGTTTTTTAGAACAACAAAAGAAAGAGCTAATGTTTGTTAATCAAGATTCAGTTCCTGATAGGTCTGTTGCAAAAACAATGCCGTCTAATATTAGATCTATGTTGCAAAGTATTATTGATAGAACAAGCACTTTGCCCAAAGACCTACCAATACCAGATCGAGATCCAGTACCAAGACCAATACCAGATCGAGATCCCAAAGACCCAAGTCCAATGTCTGTAGAGCCTGATCAAGAATTAATAGAGATGTTGGAAGCTTCTAAAAATTATAACACTATGGAAAGGTAAATAAAATGGCTGAAATTAATGTAGAAAATATGGAAGAAAATGCAGACCTTTTTGTTGAGAAGATGGGTTTTGCACATGACCACGAAGGTTTAGAAATGACCGACGACCAACTTGTAAATTTTTTATTATTGTGTCATCAAACTCAATATGGCATAGGTGAAGAAGAGGAAATGATGGAAGAAGAGCATGGCGATGGTGTAAAAGTAAAAGTCATGAAAGTTGGTTCAGGTGACGATGTTCATCATATGATGAATGAATTGTTAGGAGGATAATATGCCATTTAGCAAATACTCACCTAAACAAAAAAAGTTGGCAAAAGTTGCAAAGCCAAGAACAAAGATAACTGGTGCTGATTTTAAAAAACTTAAGAAAAGGAAAAAATAATGGCTAAAAAACCAGGATTATATGCAAATATCCACGCAAAAAGAAAAAGGATAAAAGCTGGCAGTGGCGAAAAGATGCGTAAAGTAGGATCTAAAGGTGCTCCGACAGCAGCACAATTTAAAGCTGCAGCAAAGACAGCAAAGAAACCTAAAAAGAAAGGTAAGAAAAGTGGCAAAAAAAGCAGTTGACGCACCTAAAGGATTTCATTGGATGAAGTCTGGTAATGGATTTAAATTAATGAAAAATCCTGCTGGTGGTTATAAGCCACACAAGGGAGCAAGCCAAAAAGCTAGTTTCGAAATACAAAAGGTTCATAAAAAGTAATGGCAACATATAAAGGCAAAAAAGTTACATTGAATAAGCCTAGACGTATCGCAAAAGGTGAAACAAGCTATGGCAGGAAAAAATCTGTTGTCTTTGTTAAAGATGGCGATAGAATTAAAAGGGTTACATTTGGAGATCCAAACATGCGCATTAAGAAAAATCAAAAAGGTCGCAGAAGCAATTTTAGATCAAGGCATAATTGTGATAATCCTGGACCAAAAACAAAAGCAAGATATTGGTCTTGTAAGGCTTGGTAATGGCGAAAGCTAAATTAATAAAAAGTGCAGTCGATGCGTTGGGTAATAAAATCGGTGTGTTGGAAGATTTTATCAGAGATCACGTGATGATTGGTACTCCTGATGTTACTTTTTACAGAGGATCTAGAGACATTGAAAAAGAAATAAAACCATTTACAGATGTAACTCATGATAAAGAAACAGCAATAAAATATTCAACTCTTGGACAAGGAAAGGATGAGCATTCTAATTTAATCAAAATGAAACTTAAAATAAGAGACGAAGAAGTTTTTAATATATTAAATGAGAATCATTTTAATCTAGCAAAAAGGAATGGATTGCTTGATGATCTTGATAATTTGGAAGAAGCGAATGATTTAGTAAATATGAATTTGCCAGAAGGACATCCTTTAGAGATGGAATCAGATTTTGAACTTTTGGAAAGTATCGAAAATGACCTTAAAAAGTTAGGATTCAAAGGACATCATAATCTTAACGAGAGTGGAATAAGAGTTTATGATCCATCATCTATAGAAGTTATATCGCAATCAAGGATCAAATAATGGCCAAAGCAGCAATTAAAAGAGTCGCAGCAGCAGAGATAAGAGCTGCAAAAAGTTTTTTAAAACGCAGAGGAATAGATTCTGACGAAGTGTCTCCTCGTAAATTTGCAAAAGCAGCAAAAGAACTTGACAAAAGTTTTAATGAAACTTTAAAAGTATTAGCAAGAGAATTGTCTGGAGGTCAAGTTTAGTGGTTCAAGTTATAGGTGCATTGCCTAAAGGTGCTACATTCAGCGATATCTATACCGAAGATCTTGGAAAAGATCTTGCTGGAGCAGGCAGACAATTTGCTCAAGGATTAACTTTAGGTGGTTCTGACGAAGCTGAAGCAATAATCAAGTCTGTTTTAGGAGATAAGTCTTACAATGAAAATATAGATCAAATAAGATCTGAGATGGAGTCTTTTGCAGAGAAAAATCCAGGAGCAAGCACTGGTGCTTACATATCTGGTGTTTTGCCAACTTTAATTATGTCTGTCCCAGCATTAGCAACAAAATTAGGTGTAACTGGAACTTCAGCAGCATTAGGAGGATTAGAAGGTTTTTTGGCAGGTGAAGGTGTTGAAGGCAGAGCAAAAGATGCAGCATTAGTTGGTACTTTATCAGGATTGCTAGGTTATGGTGGTGAGAAAGCTGTAAAATTTGTTTCTCCAAAAGTTTCTGAATTTTTTCAAAAATTAAAAAATAAAGTGACTTCGGAAACACCAACTGATCTATCTAGAAGAGAAGCATTAGGAGCAATTGCTGCAGCACCAGTTGCAGTAGGAGCATTGAGTGAAGTTCCTGTTGGAAAGATTATGGAGGATGTTATGCCAGTTTCAGATATCCCAGTTGTTAAACCTGTTGCATCAAAAATTGCAGGTGCTGTTGTGGAAAATGTAGGACAACCATCAAGGACTAGAGTAATTAATGAGCTGATGGATTTTACAGATTTTGGTAAAGGTCCACAGTATGGAGATGAAACGATGAAAGAAAGTATTGAAAATTTTTCATCAGAGCTTAATAAATCAAAAAAATATTTTGAGATGAAAAAGAAAGCTGTTGATCAAGATGAATTAGATATGATTTCTTCTAATAGTGAAATGTCTGATTATTTAGAAAATCTTCAAATACAGTTTGGATACACAGACGACGAAATAATAAATTTTATTAATAAGACTGATTCAACTACAAGAAAAAACACAAAAGTTTGGGAAACATATCTTGAATTTGGTGGTGCTGAAGGAGACCCAGATGTTGGAAAAAAACTTGGTCTCGGAGATGAATCAGAAAATTGGGAAAATTGGTCCGAAGACGAACTTTGGGAAAAATTTTATGGAAGCAATGAGGAAGATATAGTTGGAAAAATTATATCTGAAGTTAGTGAATAATGCCAATCGTAAGTAAAATAGTAACAACATTTTTAAAATCTTTAAAAGAAAAAGTGCCTACAACACTTGCCCAAGAAGAAGCTGCAGAAGTTATAAGAATAGTTTCTACAGCCAGAAAAGAAGGTCGTGAATTGACTGATGGCGAGTTGTCTACAGCTGAAGCTAGTTTTAGGAATGCTGATTTTAATTATTTGCTAAACAATTATGATTTGCCAATGGGTAAATTAGATAGAATGGAAAGAGCGAAGCAGATTGGCTTCGATTTAAATAATCTTTTTTATAGAGGAAGTCACACTAATATCGGAAATGTAAATTTACATACTGGATTTATTTTCGGATCTAGAGACCCAGCTTTGGCTCAGACCTATGGAAAAGACGTTATGGAATTTGTTGTAAGACCTCAAAAGACTATAAAAGGTGAAATTATTCCAACAACGATTGTAGAAGCTGACAACCAATCTTGGAAAAGCATGTCGCCTGAAACAAAAGTTTTTCCAGAAGACGAAGAATACTCATCAATGCCAAGATTAAATATTGAAGAATATTTTGGACCGAGTACAGATAGATTTCCAGTTGTCGGAAGAACTTCTCCTAAAGATTATACAACAGAAGATATTGTTAGGTTGACTTCTCCAGGAGAAGTTCCCTCAAAAACTGTAGAATTTAGAGATATTTACGATATTGGCAGCGACAGAGGTGATTATTATAAAATTCAAAGTTTTTTAAAATCTTTAGATTCTAAAACAACTCCTGTCACTGGACCATATGGTAATTATGATGTTAATTATCCTAAGACCAATATAGCTATCGGAGGTCAACCAGAAAGAATAAGACAAACCAGAGCCATATTTGATCCTCTCTTAAAAAATATTTCAAGCACTTTAGCAGGTGTTGCACCAGTGGGTGTTCTGCCATTTATATCAGGAGATCAAACAGTTGAATAGAAGTCAATTTAGTAAATTATTAAAAGGAGGTGATTCTAAAATGATGCATGGCAAAAAGAAAATGGCCAAAGGTAATAAGAAAATGGCTAAAAAGAAAAAAATGACTAAAGGCAAAAAGAAAGGATATTAAATGTCGGAAAAAGATGTTGTTATACATGTAACTGGCGTATCTATGTCAGGAGGTGTAAAAAATGACAGTAACAGACCTGCTCCAGAAAATAAAAGCAAACCTGAAGCAAAGAAAGACTGAAATTGGAATGAGTATGGTTGAAGGTCGAATGGCTGACCTTCAATCGTATCATAAACACGTCGGTGTCGCTGAAGGATTACAACAATCCATTGAGATTATCGATGAAACATTGAAAAAATTAAATGAAGAGGATGAATAACATGTCTCATCAACATGAATATAAGGATGAAGATACAGAAGCCACGATAACTTCTGATCTTTTGCCAGTTCCTTTAAACTGGAAAGTTCTAATAAAACCTAATCAAGCAAAAACAAAAACAGAAGGTGGTTTAATTTTGACTGCACAATCTAAAGACAATGAAGATTATTTAATTGCTTCTGGAAAAGTTGCTGCAATGGGTGATTTAGCTTATCGTGATCGTGACACAGGTATTTCTTGGAAAAGTAATTCTATTCCTAGAGTAGGAGACAGAGTTACATATGGAAAATATGCTGGTCAAAAAATAACAGTTAATGGTGTTAAGTTTTTATTGCTTAATGATGATGAAATCACATCTATTTTGCAAGAGGGAACTGATATCATGGCTTATGTAACGTAAACTTGGAGTCGTACCATGGAAAAAGAAGAAGTAGAAAAAGAAATAGAAGCTGAAATTAAAAAAGCTAAAGGTGAACCAGAAGATTTTCAAATAGAAATAACTGATGATCCTGTTGAAGAAGCGAAAGACGTCGCTGAAGAGAAAAAAGCTGAAGAAGAGCAGAAACCTCAAGAAGATCCTGAGTATGGTCAAAAAGTGCAAAAAAGGATTGCTAAATTAGTTGAGCAAAGAAGAGCTGCAGAGTTACAAGCTAAAGAGATGCAAGAGCAGAATAGTCAACTTAATGCTAGATTGTCTCGTCTTGAGCAAGGTTCAGAAAAAAGTGCAGCAGATCAATTTAAAACAAGATACAATCAAACTAGACTCGCACTTAAAAAAGCAGTTGAAGAAGGTGATACTGAAGCTCAAATTAATTTTCAAGAACAATTAGCTGATATGAGAGCAACAATAAGAATTGCTGAAATTCAAAGGCAACAAAGAGCACAACAAAATACTTCTCCAACAGTAGGCAAAGCTCAACAAACTGTTCAAAATCCTGCACCACCTAAAGCTATTGATTGGTGGCAAAAGAATAATTGGTTTAATTCTCCAGGATTTGAACGAGAAACTGCTGCTGCAAGAGCAATAGATGTTCAACTCGATGTAGAGGGATATGATAAAAATTCAGACGAATATTACGAAAATTTAAATTCTCGTTTACTTTCTGTCTTTCCCGAGTTAAACTCATCTTCAAGTCCGAGTAAACCGAAGGTGAAAAGTAGATCTCCTGTCGCTCCAACTACTGGCGCACCTCAAAAATACAAGGGCAATAGAGTGCGTATGTCTCAAGATCAATTGAGAATGGCTAGAGAACTTGGAATAACAGATGAAAGTAGTCTTAAAAAATATGAAGCTGAAATCAGAAAACAAGAGAGGAACTAGTTATGGTTGAGAAAAGAAATGTGCGTGCAAACGAAATAAGAGATCCTATAAGACAGCAAAAGCCTGCTGTTTCATGGAAACCTCCGTCATTGTTGGATGCTCCAGAATGTCGTCCAGGATATGTTCAACGATGGATAACTACCTCGATTCAGGGTAAAGAAACTCCAGATAATGTATACAAACGTATGCGTGAAGGCTGGAATCCACGCTCTGCTGACTCAGTGAAAGATAAGCGATACCCAACTATCAATCACGGTGAGTGGAAAGGCTGTATAGGAATTGAAGGAATGTTGCTTTGCGAAATGCCAGAAGAAACCCATAGGTCTATGAAGGCATATTACAATCAAAGAAACTCAGAGCAAAATGAAGCAGTTGCTTCAGACCTTGATGCGTTAGGACGAAAAACAGGACAACCTATTTATCAAACTAGGGAGTCTACTTCGAGTCGTGGTAGAGATTTATCTATCATGGATGATAAATGAAACTTAATTTTGTAGGAGCAAAAAATGGCTAATGTAAATGCAGCCTTTGGGCTAGTCCCAATCCGCCATATGAGTGGTAATGCTCCTCGTGCAAATAAATACACAATTACAAGTGGTTTGGCAGAGAACATCTTTACAGGTGATCTTTGCATTCTTACAGCAGATGGTGTAATTACACCTCATACTGCTACAGAAACAAACAACATTGGTGTATTTGCAGGAGTGAGTTATACTGCATCAGATGGTTCTTATGTCTATAGCGAGTATTGGCCAAGTGGCACAACAGCTACAGAGATAATCGCTTATGTTTATGATGATCCTTATATCGTCTATAAAATACAATCAGCTGGTACTCCAACTCAAGCAAGCATTGGCGAGTGTGCTGATGTTGTTGCAGGAGCAGGATCTACAACAACTGGTCGTTCAGGTTTTAGTTTAAATGGTACTATGAGTAATGGTACAGCTACATGTAAAATATTAGCTTTACATGATACACCTGATAATTCAATGGCGCAGTATGCTGTCTTAGAGGTGCTTATTAATGAGCATCTTCTAAAAGCAACTGCTGGTATATAGGAGGGCATGAATAATGGCGATGAATAGAGCACAATTTGCTAAAATGCTCGAACCAGGATTGAATACTCTTTTCGGTCTTGAGTATGATAGCTATCCTCCTGAATACACAGCAGTATTTTCTTCAAATACTTCAAGTAAAGCTTTTGAAGAAGATGTGTTATTGGAAGGCTTCGGAAATGCACCAACAAAAGCTGAAGGTGCAGCAATATCTTATGATAGTGCGAGTCAACAATGGACTGCACGCTATCAGCATGAAACTATCGCTTTAGCGTTCTCAATTACTGAGGAAGCAGAAGAAGATGGTCAGTATGGGTCAATTGCTTCAAGATATACTAAAGCACTTGCACGCTCAATGGCTGCGACCAAAGAGCTGAAAGCTGCAGATATTTTGAATAATGCGACAACTGCTGGTACTTATGCTGGTGGTGATGGAGTTTCTTTGTTAAGCACATCACACCCAACAAGAAGTGGAAATCAAAGTAATACTTTGGCAACTGCTGCAGATCTTTCTGAAACTTCATTAGAGTCTATGCTAATACAAATAGCAGACATGAAGGATGATAGAGGTCTAAGAGTTGCTGCACAAGGTACAACTCTTGTTATTCCAACTGCATATACCTTTACAGCTGAGAGACTTTTAGAATCTCAGTTAAGGACTGGAACAGCAGACAATGATATTAATGCTATCCGATCAGGTGGTTATTTACCTAAAGGATATCATGTAATGCGTCGTCTATCTGATTCTGATCAGTTTTTTATTTTGACTGATGTTCCTGATGGAATGAAAATGTTCCAAAGGACTCCTATGAAAAAAGGTATGGAAGGTGACTTTGAAACAGGAAATGTTCGTTATAAAGTAAGAGAAAGATATTCTTTCGGTTTTACTGATTGGCGTGGCATATTCGGTTCTGAAGGAGCTGCATAAAAACTAGGGGAGAGTGAAAGCTCTCCCTTTTAATATCACTGACAGCGAAAGCTGACATTTGCCAAGACAGGAGATATAAAATGGCTAATACAACTTTTACTGGACCAGTCAGGTCTGAAAATGGTTTTAAACATATCATCAAGAATGCTAGTGGTGGTCTTACTAATGAGATGACTTTGTCAACTTATACTGCAACAATTTCAATTGCTGCATCTGGCACAGGTCATTTAGAGGGAGCTATTGGTGTCCCATCTAATTTTATCCCAATGGGTGTTGCTGTTACAGTAGTTACTGCTGTTTCAAACTCTGTTAATTTAGTAGATATCGGGACTGATGCAGATCCTGATGGTTATGTTGATGGTATAACTGCAGCACTAGATTCTGCAGGATTTAAAGGATTCTTTCCTTGCAATGGAGTTTTAGGTATGTCTGGTGGTGCAACAACTGCAGCAACGGAAACAGCTGATGAAGTTGAAGTTACAATATCAGGAACAGCAGGATCAGTCGGCTCAATATCTTTGAAATTTTTTGGATTGTCTTCTGATTCACCAACTGCTTAATAGGAGAAACTAATGGCTGATATTACATCTTCAACAAAGATATCAGAAAGCACTAATGAAGTTGTTTATGCTTTTCAATATCAATATGTTGATACAGGAAATGAAAGTGCAGTTTCTAAAATAGATGTTTCTGCACTTGCTGCAAATGCAGATGGTAATGCTTGCACAGGCATTAGAATTGTAGAGTGTTGGTGGGTAATATCAGCTATGACAGTTGAAATATTAGCTGCAGCAGATACTAATGTAATCATCATGCATTTAACTGAAGGTCAATCTGGTTATCAAGATTTTTCTAAATTTGGTGGATTACCTAATAGCAAGTCTTTTGGCACTAATGGAACTGGTGATATTAAATTTACAACCACTGGTGCAGGTGCAACAGGAGATGCATATCAAATTGTAATTAGAGGGATTAAACAGTACTAATGGCAACTTCTGGATCAGTAGCATTTAGACCGAATATTGAAGAAATTATTTCAGAATCTTTTGAGCGATGTGGCATTGATACTCAAACTAGGACTGGGTATTTTGCAAAATCTGCAAGAAGGAGTTTAAATCTACTGTTTTCAGAATGGGCAAATAGAGGAATCAATTATTGGGCAGTTAGCAACAACACATTATCTTTAACAAGTGGAACATCTAATTATGCATTGCCTGCAGGAACAATAGATATTATAGATGCTGTAATTAGAGAAGATGATACAGATCAAATGATTAATAGAGTTTCTATAGCAGAATATAATCAAATTCCTAATAAAACGGAAACAGGAAAACCGAATCAATATATGATTGATAGACAATACACTCCGCAAATTTATTTTTGGCAAGTTCCAGACGCTTCATACAGTATGGTTTATTGGGCAGTAAATCAACTCGATGATGTGACTTTATCTAATCAAGATGCAGATGTGCCTTATCGTTGGACAGATTGTATTTGTGCAGGATTGGCTGCGAAATTATCTTTAAAATATGCTTCTGATAGATATCAACTTTTAAATGACGTTTATGAAAAAT